TAAAACTGAATATTTAGATATTAATATGGAGGTAATTGAAAAATGGAAGATAAACAAGGATTAACTTTAGAAGAAATTGTAAAAATAATAAATGATATGGACGAAATAGCAGTAAGCGATCCAATTATACATGATTTAATAATTAGTTCAGACTATAAAGCAAGATTTGTAGGTGAATATGTGGAACTAAAAATAAGATATAATAAACTACACAAAATGTTAATCAAACATGAAGCTGGTACTTTAGGATTTGAACCAACTTGTGATATTTCTATCTTAGAAGATCAAGCTTATCATATGGGTAATTATTTAAAACAATTAGAAATAAGAGCTGAAATTGAGAAAATAACATTACCAAGAATTTAAAAAGAAAGGATATTTATATATGATAGTAAAAGTAATAAAAAACGAAATAAAACATCAAGATATTGGTGGAAAAGAATTTATAGTAGATGAAAATATAACAGAAACATTATCACCTGAAGAAATATTTAGACAAGCATATTCCGGTAACTTTGCTTGTATAAATTTTATAAAACGTAGATCAGATTTTGATCATAATTTTGAACATAAATTATATTATGGTAAAGTAAATGGTCTTGGTTATATAGTAGCTGAAGACGAATTTAAGAAAGGAGAATAAATATGATTATAAGTAGAAGAGAATGGGAGGAAAAGTGTGATTCAAATAGAGCACTTTTAAAAGATAAAGCTGAGAAAACTGAATTAAAACATAAAGATAATATTATTGATATTCAAAAACAGAGTATTAAAACATATAAAAATGATAATGATATTTTAATGACAGCTAATCAAAAATTAACTGATTGGGTAAATAAGATTATTAATGAGGTAGGCATTTATGAAGTTGAAGATAGAAGGACTGTAACTATACCAATATGCAAAAATCCTCGTAGAGTAATAGCTGGTAAATGGGATGATATTAAAGATGGAATGCCAGAATTCCTATCTCAAGAAGAAATTATTATACCTGAAATAAGATTTATAAGAATGAAATAGGAGGAACAATTATGTACGTTATAGTTAAAAGTATTGAAAGTGGTAATTTTGAACATTTTAGTATGTTAGCATCTAATGGAACTTATACAGATAAAGATTTAACAAAAGCTGTTATATTTTCAACAGCAGAATTAGCAACAAAACAAAAGGAAGTTCTTCAGGCTTTAAATCCAGATGATACATTCGCAGTAAAACAAATAGTATTACAAGATATTATACATTTACAGTAAAGCAAATAGTTTTACAAGATATTTAATAGGGGGTTTATATTTATTATGGCAAAATATAATAGAAAAATATTAAGAAATATGTTAAAGAAACAAGTAGGATCAAATAAAATACAACAAGCTTGGCATTATTTACAAGTTACTAACTGGGGAAGGAGAACTAAAAATGAGTCAAGAGTATAGTGAATATATTGTTCAACATAAAGATAATGTTAAAAAAGGTTTTGAATGGTTAAAAAGATATTTACCTGATATATTTGATGAAGATCTTTTAACCGATGTAGAAGCAAACATATTAAGTCATGATTATTCAAAAATGAATGCAGATGAATATGATGCTTATGATGACTACTTTTATGGTAAATTATATGGAAAAAGTAGATCATTTGAAGTAGTTGAACAATTTAATAGAGCATGGTTATTGCATATTCATAGAAATCCTCATCATTGGCAATATTGGATATTAAGAAATGATAATCCTGATGAAGGAGAGATATTAATTGATATGCCAGATTGTTATATTATTGAAATGGTATGTGATTGGTGGAGTTTCTCATGGAAACAAGAAAATTTATACGAAATATTTAAATGGTATGAAGAAAGAAAAGACTATATTAAACTTAGTGACTATACTAGGAAAAAGGTAGAAGATATTTTAAATAAAATGCATATTATATTAGATGACGATAAATTAACTGACGCTGGAAATCCAGCTGTTAATCTAATGGATCCATATAATAGAAAAGTAATGGGTATATTAAATGACGCAACAGAATAAAGAATTTCTTTATGACTATCAAAAAGATGCAGTAAATAGAATGTCTAATGGATGCATTTTAAATGGTGGAGTTGGTTCTGGTAAATCTAGGACCGCTCTATATTATTATTTTACAAAACAAGGCGGTAGTATAGATAAAGAATTCATACCAATGAATAAACCAAAAGACTTATATATTATTACAACAGCTCGAAAAAGAGACACCCTTGAATGGGAAGGAGAATTAAGTAATTTCTTGATGTCAACTGACGAGAAACAAACAAAAAGATATGGTAATAAGATAGTTGTAGATAGTTGGAATAATATCAAAAAATACGCCGAGGTTAAAAATTCATTTTTCATTTTTGACGAGCAAAGAGTTATTGGATATGGTGCTTGGACAAAAGCGTTCCTAAAAATAGCTAAATCTAATGAATGGATATTATTAAGTGCTACCCCTGGTGATACATGGTCAGATTATATCCCTGTGTTTATAGCAAATGGATTCTATAAAAATAAAACAGAATTCATTCGAGAACATATTGTATATTCTAGATTTAGTAAATATCCAAAAATTGATCGTTATCTTAATACAGGAAGATTAATAAGATTAAGAAATAGAATACTTATTGACATGGACTTCAAGCGAAAGACAATCCCTCATCACGAAGATATTTATGTAGAGTATAATAAAGCTATGTATAGAGACGCAAATCGTCTTAGATGGGATCCTTACAAGAATGAGCCTATAGAACAAGCTAGTAGTTTATGTTATGTATTAAGAAGAATTGTAAATGAATCTGAAGATAGAATAGTTAAACTATTAGAAATATTAGATAAAACTCCACGAGCAATTATATTTTATAATTTTGATTATGAACTTGATATTTTGAAAAACTTACCATTAGGAGAAGACGTTGAAGTACGAGAATGGAATGGGCATAAACATCAACCAATACCTAATGTAGATAAATGGATATATTTAGTTCAGTATAATGCTGGAGCAGAAGGTTGGAATTGTATTAAGACTGATACTATTATATTTTATAGTCAAAACTATTCATATAAAATTATGGAACAGTCATCAGGACGAATCGATAGATTAAATACTCCTTTTACCGATTTATATTATTATCATCTAAAAAGTAGAAGCGGAATTGACCTAGCAATATCTAGATCATTACACGACAAGAAAAATTTTAATGAATCGAGGTGGGTTAAGTGGTAGCTCACCTCTGATTAGATAGGAGTTATTATGGAAAAATATGATTTTATTACATGTATGAATTTACATAAGAAATTAAAAGAAAGAATAAAAGGAGGTATATTTATTAGTATAGATAACGGACAACTTAGTATCAATATTAATGGCGGTAGAGGAATAAGATACAGAAGTTATATTAATGATTTACCAAAAGGAAAAGAACAAATACAAAAATATGCCGATTTAATTGAATATGATTATAGAAAATTTATTAATGAAAAATATTTTATATAGGAGGAATTAAATATGAAAGAATTTATTAAGCATGGAATAGGAATTTATATAGGTTATGCTATAATGCAAGCTATAGATAAAGGATTAGGATTAAGTGATAAAGCCACTAATTTTATTAGTAAAGTAAAAATTACAGAAGAAACAAAATAAAATCATAAATTATATTTAAAGAAAGGAGATATACCAATGGAGTACATTGATAAAATTGTAGATTTCGAGTATTGTAAAAAGTGTAAATATGAGAAAAACGCAGAGTCTGAAGAGCCTTGTCATGATTGTTTAAATAATCCAACAAATACATATTCACATAGACCAGTTAATTTTGAATGGAAACCTAAAAAATCTAAAAAAGTAAATAAGAAAAAATAGGAGGAAACAATTATGACAAATGAAGAAATTTTTAATAATAATGTTAATATAGCTTATAAAATAGCTAATAGATATGTAACTAATTATTATGAAGAAATAGAAGACATACGACAAATAGCTTTAATGGAATTATGGAGATGTGTTGTAAATTGGGATCATGTTCATGCATTGACTACATACGCATATTTATGTATACCAAATAAAATTAATATGTATCTAAGATATGTTAAAAAACATGAAAAAAACATTAGTATTGATACCATTGTTAATAGTGATGGAGATGGTAATAATCAGACTATATTAGATTTAATAGAAGATCCAGATGACTGTATATTTAGATTATTAGATGATATTAATGCTGAGGGAGTATTAGATAATATATATCTGACTGAAAAAGAAAAACAAGTTATGAATTTGCGAATAGAAGGACTTAGTCAAGCACAAGTTGGAGAAATAATGAAAATATCTCAAGCACAAATATCTAGAATTCAAATAAAAATTAAAAATAAAATAAGAGAATATATTGATGGTAAAGAAACAATAACATTAAAAATACCATCATTAATGTAAAAGGAGGAATAAACATGGCAGATGTTGAAAGAATGGACTACTTCAAAACAATTAGGAACCCTAAGGAATTAGACGAAATACCTATTGATATTTTGAAGGAGTTATATTTACAAGCAGTAACAGATTTAGACGAGTTTAAAAAAGAGCATAACATAATGAAACGATTCATTTATACAAATGGATTATGGAATAGATTCTTAAATTATGATGCTTTTATTGATCATTTAAGAAATGATAGTATCACTAAGGAGGTTATTAAAAAATGTTAGTTAATGATAAAGATATTATGAAAGTTAATAAAGAACTTAGAAGATTACGAGCTGAAAATGTAGAAATGAAAGAAAAATTAGATAATTATATTCCAAGAAGAAGAGTAAGAAGAGTATTTAAATCTTTAAAAGCTATATTAGAAGCGGATATTCAAGATGATAATAAAATATATTTAGATCAACTTAAAGAGTTTATTCAAAAAATAGAAAAAGAAGGACCACAAATGGCAGGACAAGAAATTAAAACAGCCATTGAACACATTATTGGTGATTATGAATTAAAAGATCCAGACAATGATTATTTAAATGATATAACTACTAATATATCACAAACTTTAAATTATTCAGAAATCACTAAGAAAGGATAAAAGATGAAAGAACTATTTTATAATATTATTGGATTTGGGGCTCTTATAGGGGCCCTTGCTATTGTTATATTAGAAGCTATTATTGTAGGTTTTGTATATTTTATAGAATGGTTAAAAAATAGAAAGGAAAAATAAATCATGTATGAAGTTGTATTAATAAACGAAAAAGGACAAAAGTTTACTAGAGAATTTTATAGTGAATATTTATTTAGAAAATTTTTAAATAGAGCCAAACGTAGTAAAAAATTAACTGTAGTTAGTTACGGAAGAAAATATTAGGAGGTATTTATATGGGATATTGTATTAAGTTAGTATCTAAAAAAGAAATTCGAGAAGATGATGTTAAATCTATTATATTTAAATTGCCAGATTATTTAAAGACCCTTTTAAATAATGTTAAAGAACAAGAATGGGGTTGGCCTTGTGTTTGTGATATTCATAAACCAATAAAAAATGAATTAACAATATCTGGTTCATATGCTATGTCTGGTGATAAAGCTGAAGATTTTACAGCCTATGTGCAACATGCATTAGATGAATTAGGTTATGATGTTGATATATTATACACTGACACTGTATTATTTGATGAAGAGATATCTAAAGATGATAAAAAAATAAAATTAAATCCTGAAATAAATGTTGATATTCCAGAAGTTAAACTGAAGGATGATTATATTGATTCAGTAGCAAGAATGGCAGAAAACTTAAAAGATTTTAATGAAAAAACAACTACATCACTTAAAAATGCAGCGGAAGCTATGTCTAATTTTGGAGCAAATGCTGCAGATTTAATAAGAAATGCTACTCTTAAGGATAGCTGTTCTCATTGTGGAAAAGATATGAAAGAGGCCAATACTAAATATTGCGAAAAATGTTATCAATTATTAATTGTAAAAAACGCAGAATTACAATTAAAAATAAAAAAGAGAATACCAGAAGAAGATGTTATATTATTTATGTCTAAATTAAGAGATTTAATAATAAAACCACAAACAAATAAATATGATGCTAATGATAAATTAAAAGATATATCAGAATTATATTTGAAATATATTGATAAATTAGGAGGAATTAAATATGAAGGTAATGATTAGTTTACCAATGAATGGTAGAAGCGATGATGAAGTTAGAGCTAGAATGTCATACTTGAAAAAAGAATTTTCTAAATTACATATTGAAGTAGTTGATTCGTTTATTACAGACGAGATAGAAGATTCGAACTATCCTGGGGTATATTGTTTAGGAAGAACCCTTATGAAATTTATGCATAACGTTGATGCTGTATATTTTGATGATGGATGGTTTGAAGCTAGAGGATGTAGAATAGAGAATGCAATATGTCAAGAATATGGAATTAAGATATTAAAACCAGACTTTTTATTTGAACCAACTCAACCACATATTAAAAATTGTATGGATACAGCTAAGGTAGTTTCTATTAAAAATAATTTTAAAAATACAAATGATTAGGAGGTAATATTATGCCACAAGAAAAACATTTATATTCTCGTAATGAATTAATTGATCAAATAAAACATTGTGGTCAATCAATAATAGATAATGCAGAAGGTATATTAGGCAATGAAAGATATTTTGAAAGTATAACTGTTATATTTAATATTAATAGAAGTAGAAATTGGATGCCTGATATACAAATTCAAAGAAGATTTATACCAGAATTAGAAATAGAAGATTTAAAAACATATAATGAATTAAAAAAGGAGAAATAAAAATGGAGTTAATATGGAGTGAAGAAGATCAGGCTTATTTTACAATACCAGATGGAAATATAGCAACACATAAACAAATACATGAATATTATAATACTAAAACACTTGTAGAAACTAAGATATATAGCGATGGAAATTGTACTAAAAATATGGAGGAGATAGAATATAATCATATTCCTCATTTATATTAAGGAGGATTTATTATGTGTAGAAAACTTTATATTTGTAAAGATGATTCTAAATGGGACACATGCGGAGTAGAAAAAATGGGGTGTCAGGGTTGTTATTATTTTCAACAATTAAATAAATATAGTTTATTTATAGTATTAAAGGAGGAATAAAAAATGATAGAAGAAATTTCTAATATTAAAGAAAGCATATTTATGAAATATACTGATAAAATGAAAGATTTATATATCAGAAAAAATCATGATTACGGTGATAGTGTGTCTAAAACTTTTGATGAATATGGTTTAGTGTCATTCTTAGTACGAATGGATGATAAAATGAATCGTATTAAAACTCTTAATAAAATCCAAGATACAGCAGTAAGAGGAGAAAAAATAGAAGATACACTTTTAGATTTAGCAAACTATGCAATATTAGCATTAACTGAGATAGAATTTAGAAAAAATCGTTTATTACAAAATGAAGAATATCCGAAAAAAGATGTTGAAATGACACAAAAATATATTGATGAGCAAGGATTTATTTGTGAAGATAAGGAGGATTAAAATAGTGAGTTTATATGGAAGATTATTTGGAGAAAATGAAGAAGCGCCAGCTATATTAGGATTTGCAGGATTAACTAGAGGAATGTTTATGAGGTATAGAGATTGTTTCTTAAATCCAGAGGGAACTGTTGTTACAGTTATAACCCGTATAGGTGGAGGAAATCGTCGTGAGTACAGACAAACTCATACTGATATTAAAAGACATCCTAATTATATTTGTGATTATGATGATGCTTTTGATAATACTTATTGCTATTTTGAATTTAAAGTAGATGATAAGTTTTTAGAGACTACTAAAAAAATAGCGCCTAAAGAACAACACCTAAGTGTTCATGAAATGTTTGAAAAAGAAATTAAAGAAGCTAACATACCTGGATCACCTGCAGCAAAAAGACAAGAAGAGATAGCTAATGCTATATTTAATGCTATGGAAAATGGCGATCATATGATAGGATTATAGGAGGTATATTATGAATTATATATTTTTAGATGTTGATGGTGTACTAGTATTATAATTAATTATGTAGAAAAGAAAGGAAAATAAATATGGAGTTTGTGAATGTAGAAGGTGAAAGAATACCCTACGTCATGTATAAGCCTTTTGTGTATAGTAATGTCGTAGATTGTTCTAATCACTTTACTATATTCTGTCCAAATGGCGAAGTAAAAGTAATAAAAAAGAAGAAAAAAGAATATGGAAAGGAGATTGATGTACTAATGAGAGACCCTAAACGTATAGCACCTTTCTTAGCAGACTTAGGTACAATCTGGGCTAATTGTTGTCCTGATTGGAGATTTGGTCAAATTGTAGAAAATGTATTTGGTGAAATGGACTATGTTCCTTTTATGTTAGAAGAAGATAGAATGATAGAAGAATTTGCCAAATATTTTAAAGTAGATAAGAATCCGGAATTTATGAAAGAATTAAATATTTATAAAAAGAAACATCCAGAAAAGAAAGTACGGACGTAAAAAGAAAGAAGTTTAGTTATGGAAGTTTTACATAACGGAAAATATCCAGATAAAAATATGATCGCATGTGATGAGTGTAATTGTATATTTAGATACTATGATTCAGAAGTACTAATTGAGACTAGTTCTTTAGAAGAGCAAGAAGTATTCTGTGGATATGGTGTAACTAAATATATTAAATGTCCTCAATGTGGTCATAAAGTAATGACATCTTGTAACTTCTATCCTGATCCGGACCCGATAGGAGATATTATAGATAAGTTTAGTAATTTAAGTAAAAAATTTATTGATAAAATATTTAAAAGAAATAAGAAAAAGAAAGGTAATGATATTATGGAAAGAATAGAAATTTTAAAAGTTAGTAGTAAAAGTAACCCAAATAGTGTAGCAGGAGCAATAGCAGCTATGGTAAAAGAATATGGTAAAGTAGAATTACAAGCAATTGGAGCAGGAGCTTTAAATCAAGCTATAAAAGGAATAGCCATAGCAAGAGGATTTGTAGCACCAGGTGGTATTGATTTGGTTTGTATTCCAGCTTTTGCAGACGTAGAAGTTGAAGGTGAAGATAGAACAGGAATTAAATTGATTGTTGAAGGAGAATAGAATTATATTTTACAAAGGAGGATTAAGCTTATGAAAAAGAGAGGCTTACAAACAAATGCATCTGGATACTCTGATCCAACTGCTTATCAAGCTATTGTAGAAGCGGATAAATTAGATCAGGGAGTTATTGATAATGTACTTGAAGATATATTTAAAGTATGTAAAGATTATGGAGTATTTATTTATGGTGATATTGCATTCGTAGATAGAAAAACAAGAAGAAAAGCCAGACGTCATTTATATTATAATGAATTTCTTGATTGGGAAAATGATAAAAAATCTAAATAAGAAAAGAAAGGAGAATAAGCAATATGAGAAAGTCCGAACGTGGTTTCATAGAGGTTTTGAGTGTTATTATAATTGTGGTAGTCATTTTAATATTAACATGGATAGGTAGTGCATTATATACTATGATGAAAGAAGAAGAAGCATACGGATCTAAACAAGGACAAATTATTGATAAGAGTTATCATGCTGCTTATACATTTATGATATATCCTGGTAATGTTATGATTCCACAACATCATCCAGCAAGCTATAGAATACGTATACAGAAAGATATAGATGGTGAATTAAAATCTATTTGGATTGATGTTGATGAAAAAACTTATCATGAAATAAATATTGGAGATTATTATAATAAGGAGGAATAATTATGGACGATGATGGTAAATTTAATTTATTGTGGACTATATGCTGGTTATTATTTGTAGCATTTTTATGTTTTTTATTTCATAGTATGAATCCATTATGGTTACTAATTATATGGTTCTTCGGTATATTATAAAAAAAATCTAGATAGGAGGGTTATATGGAAACAAGAACAACTAAATTTGATAATAATAAACAACGGTCGTTTAGCGATTGTAGATTATTATGATTGTTGGGAAGAATTACGACATAAAATTGGAAAGTATTTAGAAGAAAAAGGTCCTGGTGGTGTGGCTGAAGATGGAGAAAAATATTGTGTAGCATTGGCTGCGGACGAGCTATTAAATTGGATGTCAGATTTAGAGTATAAACATAAAAAATATTTAAAATAATGGAAAAAATTGGAAATTTGGGTAAAAAGGTATTAACAAATATGTTAATAATTTTGTGGCCAAATCCGTCCAAAAAAGTGGGCAAAATGGCCAAAAAAGTGGGCAAAAAAGTGGGCAGACGATTTTTAATTATTAACAAATATGTTAATGGCCAAAAACAAAAGTGGGCAGAACAACAAAAGTGGGCAGGCTGTATCCTTAGAGGCTGCAGGGTTTGAGGGCTCTGTGGCCAAATATTTTAAAAAACCTATTATTATTTAAAAAAATTGATTTTTTAACAAATATGTTAATAATTCAAAAAAATAAAGAAAGTTTGCAAAAAAAAGTGGGCATTTGGCCAAAACGTAATTTTGAGCAAAAAATTTTAACAAATATGTTAATAATTTATTTTTAGTTTAGAAAGGAGAATTTATATGTCAAAAACGGATGATAATTCATATTTATTATGGCCATATGTAAATACTTGTAGACTAAATTCCAAACGTGAAGATGTAAAAACTTTATGTTGGATTAGTGATTATGATATATTAATTATATTCACAGATGGTACCATGTATATTTATGATACTTTTATAAACATGTATAGAATTATTCGATATAATACACCTAACCTTACTGAAGAAGAATGGCGATTTGAATTTGGCAGACGTTTGCATGATTTGTTACAAAGAAAATATATAACTGAAACTGACTTTGCTCAAATGTTAGGAATACAAACACCAGCACTTAATAGATATATTAAAGGTAAAGTTACACCAAATGCTTATATCTTAAATAAAATATTAACAATATTAGAAATAACAGCAGATCAATTATTATTTATACCATATATATTAAAAAAATATTTAAAGGAGGAAAAAGAGAATGTTTAGTTTTATATCTATAGTATTATTAATAGCATCAATAAGTTGTATTAGTTATGGAATTGAATGGTTTAGAGTATTGATATTTGCTTCAGCAGTTTTTGCAATAGCAGGTTCAATAGGAAGTATAAGTAGTAGATTAGGAGATTTATATTTGACAACTATAAAAAAGAAAGACCAATTAGATGGTAGTATAGAAATAAAATTTGAAAAGAAAGTTTCTAATGTACAAAATAATCAAGATTAAAAATTCGCGACAGAAACATGGCCTTTTATGAGAGAGAAAGAGAGAGTATTAAGTGGTAATAGATGAAGCGCCACATTTCATACTCTTTTTATTTTTTAAACATAGCATAAATTTTTTAAAGGAGGTTTATTATGCAAAGAGAAAACGAGTTTCAGTCAAATCTTAAAAAAGAATTGAAAGAAATGTTTCCTGGATGTATAGTAACAAAATTGGATTCAGGTGATATTCAAGGTATACCTGATCTTCTTATTCTCTATAAAAATAAATGGGCCACTTTAGAGAACAAAAGATATTCTAAAGCTACACATAGACCCAATCAAGATTACTACGTAGATAAAATGAACAAGATGTCTTTTTCAAGGTTTATATATCCTGAGAATAAAGATGAAGTTCTAAGCGATTTACAAAAATTTTTTAAGAGAATAAACCAAGGAGGTTACGAAAATGTTTTTTAACAGGCATACTAACTTAGAAGGTTTGCATGCTCCATTCGGTGCTAGTAAGTCTAGCTGGTTAAGATACAGCGATGAAAAAATTGTAGAAGTGTATAATAATTTACAAGCTGCAGAAATGGGAACTAGATTACATGAATGGGCTAAACAAACAATTGATCTTGGTATAAAACAATCACGCTCTAAAAAAACTATCTATTCTTATGTGAATGATGCAATAGGGTTTAACATGAGCACTGAAGTGATATTGTTTTATTCAGAAAGATTTTTTGGAACAGCAGATGCTATTAGTTTCAGAAATAACTTTTTGAGAATCCATGATTTAAAAACAGGTAGAAGACCTGTACATATGGAGCAGCTAGAAATATATGCTGCATTATTTTGTTTAGAGTACAAAGTAAAACCTGGTGATATTCATATAGAACTAAGAATTTATCAAAATGATGAGATATTAGTTTATGAACCAACAGCAGAAGATATATTACCAATTATGGATAAAATTGTACATGTAGATAAAATGTTAGAAAAAATTGAAAGGGGGGGTTAACCATGAATCCATTAGTGGAAGAGATGAAATCATATTATGGTTCAGGAAAAATGAGTAATGAAGAATTCATTGAGCATTATGGTACACCACATGTTGGTATGGTACCACATTCTGGTCGTTTTCCATGGGGTTCAGGTGAAGACCCTGATCAAGGAACACCAACTACATTTTTAGAAAGAATAGAAAAATTAAGAAATAGTGGTTGGAAAGAGACACCATCTAATATCGAGAAAGAGTTTGGAATTAATAGTACTAAATATAGAACTTTAAAAACTATAGCTCTTAATTCGATTCAACAAGATTTAGTAGCTCAAGCTAAAAGATTAAAAGATAGTAAACATGGTCCTTCTGAAATAGCAAGAAGAATGGGTGTTAATGAATCAACTGTAAGAGGTTGGTTAGCTGTAGATGAAAATTCTAAAATATATCAAGCTCAGAATGCTGCTAAATTTTTAAAAGAACAAGTTGACAAAAAGAAAATGATCGATGTTGGTGGTGATGCAGAAGTAGATGTATTAAATGGTATATCTAGAGAAAAATTAAATACTGCATTATATATTTTAGAGAAACAAGGTTATCATGTTTATGGCGCTAATGTTCCTCAACCAACTAATCCAAATCAAAAAACTCGTCTTAAAGTTCTAACAACTCCTGAAATTGTTGGTAAAAATGGAAAGACACCACCAGAAATATATGAGTATGATAAAATAAAATCTATTAAAGATTATGTTACCAAAGATGGTGGACAAACATTTGAAAAGAAATTTACATATCCAACAAGTATGGACTCAAGAAGAATGTTAGTTCGTTATGCTGATGATGTAGGTAAAGATGGAATAAAAGGTATTGATAAAGATGGTGTTATTGAACTTCGTAGAGGAGTACCGGATCTAGATTTAAAAGGTGATCGATATTCTCAAATAAGAATATTAGTCGATAATACACATTACATAAAAGGTATGGCTATATATTCAGATGATATACCAGATGGATATGATCTAGTGTTTAATACTAATAAAACTAGAGAAAAGTGCCCTAAGAAATTAGATGTTCTAAAAGAAATAAAGAATGATCCTGATAATCCATTTGGTTCAGCTATTAAAGATGCTGATATTGGTGGACAATATTGGTACACTGATAAGAATGGTAAAAAGAAATTAGGATTAATAAATAAAAGAGCTAGTGAAGGAGATTGGACTGAATGGAAAAATGGTTTACCTTCACAATTTTTATCTAAACAATCGAAGAATATGGCAGCTAAACAATTGAATTTAGCTAAAGTAGATAAAGAAGCTTCTTTTATGGAAATAATGTCATTAAATAATCCTACTATAAAGAAATATTATCTTCAGAAATTTGCAGATGAATGTGATGGTGCTGCTAATGATTTAAAAGCAGCTGCATTACCAGGTCAAAAGTACCATGTTATAATACCTATTAATGCAATGGGTGAAGATAAAGTATATGCGCCAAGATATGAAAATGGTACTAAGCTAGCCTTAATAAGATATCCACATGGTGGTATATTTGAAATACCTGTCTTAACTGTAGATAATAAAAATCCTACAGCTAGAAAGATATTGCCAACTGATGCTATTGATGCTATAGGTATTAGTAAAAAAGTAGCTGATAGATTATCAGGTGCAGACTTTGATGGTGATACTGTTATGTGTATTCCAACTGATGATAGAAGAGGAAGAGTTCATGTATCTAGATCAAATGAATTAAAAGGTCTTAAAAACTTTGATTCTAAACAATACCAATATGATAAAGTTGAAACAGACAGTAAAGGTAATAAACATTATTATAGATATGGAAAAGAATTTAAAGTAATGACTAGAACTAATTTAGAGATGGGAAAAATATCTAATCTTATTACTGATATGACTTTATTTGGTGCAAATGAGGATGAATTAGCTAGAGCTGTTCGACATTCAATGGTTGTTATAGATGCCGAAAAACATAAATTAGATTATCAACAATCATATAGAGAAAATAATATTGCTGCTCTTAAAAAGAAATACCAAATTAAGAAAGATAAAGATGGTAATATTATTGGTTATGGTGGTGCATCAACAATTGTATCAAGAGCTAAAAGAGAAAAGGATGTTCCTAAAAGAAGAGGTGAAGCCAGAATAAATCAAAAAGGTAAATCATGGTATGATCCTAGTAAACCAGAAGGAGCAAAGATATATTTTAATGCACCAGATAATGAACTATATTATGCAGTAGGCAGCTATGATAAGAAGACTGGAAAGAAGACCCTTATAACAGAGTCTGGTAAGAATATTACATGGGATGTAAGTAATAGGGCTGATAATGACCGATATAACCCTATTATGAAGAAGGATCCTAAAACAGGTGAAGTTTACTTTACTAATAAGAGTGGGACAATCAGATATAAGAAGGATATGCGTACCGATAAGAGTACGGAGATGAATGAAGTAACAGACGCCCGTGACCTTATGTCAGTAAGGCGCCATCCTATGGAACAAATATATGCTAACTATGCGAATAGTATGAAGGCTTTGGCAAACAGAGCCCGTATGGAAATGATTAGAACCGGTAATCTTGAATATAGTAAGAATGCTGCTAAAATATATGCTAAAGAAGTGTCATCTTTAGAAGCTAAATTAAATGAGGTTAAAAAGAATAAACCTAAAGAAAGATTAGCTACTAGACTAGCCGCTGCAGAGATTAAAAGAAAACAACAGGCTGATCCTTCATTAAAAGGTGAAGACTTAAGAAAGGTATCACAAAGAGCTATTACTAAATATAGAGAAGAAGTTGGTTCTATAAAAAGAAGTGCTCGATCTATTAAGATAACTGATAAAGAATGGGAAGCTATACAAGCTGGAGCCATATCTGACAATAGATTAAAGATTATTCTAGATAACTCAGATCCAGACATTTTAAGAGAAAGAGCAATGCCAAAAGCTGGCAAATCGCCAACAAATGCACAAGTTGCAAGAATGAAAGCTTTAGCGAATTCAAACTTTACAATTAAAGAAATCGCTGAAAAGATGAATCTTTCTTCTTCAACAGTTTCAAAGTATTTGAAAGGAGGAAAATAAAATGCCAAGTCAACAAGTTAACATTACAACAATTGACAATCCTTTTGATCCTTTTGATGAATTTGACAAATGGTTTGACTTTGACATTGAAAAAGGTTATTACACTTGTAATAAACTTGCAAGACTTGCTGAAGTAACCGATGATATGACTCCAAATGAGGAAGAAGAAGAGATTGAAAGAGCAATTGATCGATTAATTGAGATTGATCCATTAGATTTGTACCGCAAAGTGGTGAGAAAGACTAGAGGGGGGTCGAATTAACGACATACCCCCTTACTCATCGCGGCGGTCTTTATATTTTCCCCGGGGGTAATTTTTAGAATCACCTCCCTAAAAAGCCCTCGGGCTAAATTTTTTAACTGGATGCCTTTTAGAGTGATTTATAGGTTTAAGAGATTGACTACCGGAAGTCAAAATAAGTCAAAATACCTCCTGTTCGCGAGAGATATGCTATGTTTATTCTCCTTTCTAAACTGGAAATATATTATTGTCTGCCTATAAGTCACTCTAAAGGGTGTCCAATATATTAGAAAGCACTGTAAAAGTGTATAGAAAGGAGATATTATTGTGGCTAAAGTAAAGAATACTACTAATTCAGACAAAAAGAAAAGTATTCGACCAGCGCTAACTCCGGAAGCGAGAGAGAATCAGTTGATTTATCTAGCCACAGAATTAGCAGAGCAACAACTTAGAGATGGTACAGCATCTTCACAAGTTATTACTCATTATCTTAAGTTAGGTTCAACAAAAGAACGTATTGAAAGAGAGATCCTTGAAAAGCAGAAAGAATTGATTTCTGCCAAAACAGAATCTTTACAATCTGCTAAAAAGATTGAGGAACTTTATGCTAATGCAATATCTGCTATGCGACAGTATAGTGGACATGGTGGTGAAGAGGATGAACCAGAAGATTATTAGAACATATTCAGAATTAATACGTTTACCAACTTTTGAAGAACGATTCGAATACTTAAGATTGGATGGACTGGTCGGTAAAGACACGTTTGGATTTGATCGTTATTTGAATCAATTATTCTATGAATCAAACGAATGGAAAGCTATTCGAAATTATATTATCACCAGAGATGGTGGATGTGATTTAGCAATTCCTGAGTTAGAAATTCCTGGTAGAATCTATATTCATCATATTAATCCATTAACTAAAGAAGATATATTGGATAAAACAGATTATCTTCTAAATCCTGAGTATCTTGTCTGTACATCATTTGATACTCATCAAGCTATTCATTATGGTAATATGGACCGATTACCTAAAGGCCCTATTATAAGAACAAAAAATGATACATGCCCTTGGAGGCATTGAAAGGAGGTCTATCATGTCACAAAACAAAAATTATTCTAAGTTTTCTCAAAAGAAAGAGAACGTAAATTTAGAAGAAATTTTTCCTGAGACAGAAGCTGTAGAAGCTGATGCTGAACAAGAACCAATTATGGATCCTGTTGTTGAGGCAGAAGCAGAACAAGCTCAAGAAATTGTGGAAGAATCACAAGAGGTAGAAGAAGCTGTGCCAACAGTTGGATTCGTAGATAATTGTGGATGTTTACGTGTTCGTAAGGAGTCTAATGTTGATTCTGAAGAATTATGTATCATTAATAAATTATCTGAAGTTGTGATTGATCTAGACAACTCAACCGATTACTTTTATAAAGTAACAACTTCTGAGGGTGTCGAAGGTTATTGTATGAAGAAATTCATAACTATTAAGTAGAAAGGTATTTAGTATGGAAGAAAATAATGTCAATGAAAATGAGGAAGTTGTAGATCCTAAAAATAGTATACTAACTTCTATCAAAAAATTATTAGGTATTACAGAATCTTGTACTGATTTTGATACAGATATTATTATGCATATAAATACTGTACTTATGACTCTCAACCAATTAGGTGTTGGAACTGAGGGTTTTCAAATTGAAGATAAGAATGCTGTTTGGAGTGAATTTGTTGATCCTAACAAATTAGCTGCTACAAAATCTTATGTTCATTTAAGAGTAAAACTCTTATTTGATCCCCCTCTTAATTCTGCAATAATTGAAGCTATTAAAGAATCAATTAGAGAATTAGAGTGGCGTTTAAATGTTAGAGTTGAATCTGAATCTGAGGATGAGGAGGTGTAGCCATGTGGCAATATCAAAATACTGATGAACTTTATCACCATGGGGTTCCAGGTCAAAGATGGGGTTTTAGGCGTTACCAAAATCCAGATGGTACTTTAACACCTGCTGGTCGTAGAAGAGCTAATAAATTAGCAGAAAAATATGCTGAAGTAACTGGTAAAAAACTTATTGTTAAAAAGAAATCAGTTCAAGGTAACGAAAAGCCAAAACCAAAAACTATAAGTGAAATGTCTGATCAAGAAATACAAGCTAAAATCAATAGAATGCGTTTAGAAGATACTTATATGAGTATGATAGCATCTAGAGCTCCAAAACCACAAGTATCTAGAGGTAAAAGATTTATTAATAATATTAAAAGAAATGTTATAGCACCTGCTTTAACTGATGCTGGAAGAACTTTATTAGAAAATCTTGTAAAGAAAAAAGGTAATGATCTTATTTATGGAAATGGTAAATCTAAACCTGATCCAGTAAAAGAATATGAAAAGAAGGTTAAGAAATTAGAACTACAATCTAGAGAATGGAAAGCAAAAAAGAATATAGAGTTTGATAAAAAACAATATGAAGATGCTATTAAAAGAACTAATGATGTTCTAAAAAATGATTTAGGCACTATCACTATTAAAAACAAAAAGAAAAAATAAGGAGAATAAATTATGGCATTATCGAATACAGCAACACCTAAATATTATGGCATGTTTCGTGATGCCGTAATCAGAGGTGAAATTCCAGTATGTGAAACAATATCTATGGAAATGAATCGTATTGATGCATTAATAGATAATCGTGGAATTTGGTATGATGACCAAGCTGTTGAAGGGTTCATAAAATTTTGTGAGTCAGAGTTAACACTTACTGATGGTAGTGATCTAAGACTTCTTGACACATTTAAATTATGGGCCGAACAAATATTTGGATGGTATTACTTTGTAGAAAGAAGTGTTTATGTGCCATCCACAGATGGACATGGAGGTCATTATGAAAATAGACGTATAAAGAAAAGACTTATAAATAAACAATATTTAATTATAGCCAGAGGTGCTGCTAAATCTCAATATGAGTCGTATATACAGAACTATTTTCTTAATGTAGATACTACTACAACACATCAAGTTCATACTGCACCAACAATGAAACAAGCTGAGGAAGTTCTATCTCCTATTAGAACTGCTATAACTCGTTCTAAAGGTCCTTTATTTCAATTCCTTACTGAAGGTAGTATAAACAATACTACAGGATCTAAAGTAAATAGAGTTAAATTAGCATCAACTAAAAAGGGTATAGAAAATTTCTTAACTAACTCTTTATGTGAAATCAGACCTATGACTATAGATAAACTTCAAGGTCTAAATAGTAGAATTAATACTGTTGATGAATGGTTATCTGGGGATGTTAGGGAAGATGTTATAGGTGCATTAGAACAAGGTGCTTCAAAAAATGAAGATTATTTAATTGTTGCTGTTAGTTCTGAAGGAACAGTTCGTAATGGGCCAGGTGATACTATTAAAATGGAATTAATGGATATTCTTAAAGGAGATTATATTAATCCACATGTATCAATTTGGTGGTATAGATTAGATAATATTGATGAGGTTGCAGATCCGGATATGTGGCCTAAAGCAAATCCTAATTTAGGTAAAACAGTTAGTTATGAAACATATCAACTTGATGTGGATAGAGCTGAAAAAGCACCATCTACTAGAAATGATATATTAGCTAAACGTTTTGGTATTCCTATGGAGGGTTATACATATTTCTTTACATATGAAGAAACTCTTAAACATAGGAAACGTGATTATTGGCAAATGCCATGTGCACTTGGGGCAGACCTTTCACAAGGTGATGACTTTTGTGCATTTACATTCTTATTTCCACTTTCAAGAAATGCATTTGGTATTAAAACTAGAAACTATATTACAGAACATACTCTTATGAAATTACAACCAGCTATGAGAGTTAAGTATGATGAATTTATTAAAGAAGGTACCTTAATTGTTATGCCTGGTACAGTATTAGATATGATGGAAGTTTATGAAGACTTAGATAATCATATTGTAGAAAGAGATTATGATGTAAGATGTTTTGGTTATGACCCATATAATGCAAAAGATTTTGTTGAAAGATGGGAAAGAGAAAATGGACCATTTGGTATCGAAAAAGTTATACAAGGTGCTAAAACAGAATCTGTACCTTTAGGTGAGTTAAAGAAATTAGCAGAGGATAGATTATTATTCTTTGATGAAGAACTTATGACTTTTGCTATGGGTAATTGTATTACTTTAGAAGATACTAATGGTAATAGAAAATTATATAAGAAAAGATATGATCAGAAGATTGATGCTGTTGCAGCTATGATGGATGCATATATAGCATACAAACTTAATCGAGAAGCTTTTGAATAAAAATAGGAGGTGAAATACAATGGCATGTAAAGGAAAAGGTGGTAAAAAAGGTGGAGGCAAAAAAAAATAAAGCAGCATCAATTAAAAATCAAAAAAGAAAAATAGAAAGGAGTAAATAGTTATGGAATTAAATATTGGTTCTAGGTTTAAAAATGCTTGGAACGCATTCCAAAATAAAACTCCTACTTCCGCAGATAATGGATATGGTAGTTATGGAGGATCTTATTATAGACCAGATCGAGTAAGACTATCTAGAGGTAATGAAAGATCTATTGTTACAGCAATATTTAATAGAATTGCTCTTGATGTGGCAGCAATTAGTATTAGACATTGTGAATTAGATGAAGACGATCGTTTTAAAACATATAAAGATTCTAAATTAGATAATTGTTTGAATTTAGAAGCTAATATTGACCAAACGTCAAGAGCCTTTTTTCAAGATGCTGTAATGTCTTTATTTGATGAAGGTTGTGTTGCTTTAGTTCCAGTTGATACAATCGGTAATCCGGTTACAACTAAATCATATGATATAGTTACAATGAGAACTGGAAAAGTAACGGCCTGGTATCCAAATACAGTAACTATAGAATTATATAATGATAGAAAAGGTTTAAAAGAAGAAGTCACTTTACCTAAATCTGTTGTTGCTATAGTGGAAAATCCGTTATATGCTATAATGAATGAACCAAACTCTACTCTTCAACGTCTTATAAGAAAATTAAATCTTCTTGATACTATTGATGAACAATCTGGTTCTGGTAAATTAGATTTAATAATACAATTACCTTATGTTGTTAAATCACCAACTAGAAAAGCTCAAGCTGAAGAAAGAAGAAAAGATATTGAAAGACAGTTGTCTGGTTCAAAATATGGAATTGCCTATACCGATGGTACAGAAAAAATTACACAGTTGAATCGTGCGGTTGAAAACAATCTATTAAAGCAAGTGGAATATTTGACGAGTATGCTATATAGCCAGTTAGGTATAACACAAACAATATTAGATGGTACAGCTGACGAACAAACTATGATTAATTATTATTCGCGTACTATCGAACCTATTATTTCTTCATTCACAGATGAAATGAAAAGAAAATTTTTAACAAAAACTGCAAGAACTCAAAAGCAGACTATTATGTTCTTTAGGGATCCATTTAAATTGATTCCTTCTGAGAAACTTGCTGAATTAGCAGATAAGTTTACAAGAAATGAAATAATGACTTCTAATGAGTTTAGACAAATTGTTGGAAGAAAACCTTCTAATGATCCTAAAGCAGATATGTTGTTAAATAGTAATTTGAATCATTCGCCTGATGAAATAGGTAAAGGAAATAATAATAGTATAGAAATTAACAAGGAAGGAGGAAATCCAGTTGAATAAGGATTATGATTTCGGTGGATGGGCTACAAAGAACAATATTAAATGTTCTGATGGTAGAACAATTCTAAAAGATGCCTTTAAACAAAATGATGGACAAAAAGTACCATTAGTTTGGAATCATCAACATAATGATCCTAGTGAAGTCCTTGGTCATGCACTACTAGAAAATAGAGAAGAAGGAGTTTATGCATACTGTAAATTTAATAATACAGAATCTGGCCAAACTGCTAAATCTTTAGTTACTAATGGTGATGTAGATAAGTTATCTATATATGCTAATAGATTAAAAACTCACATGAATAATGTTATGCATGGATGTATTAGAGAAGTTAGCCTTGTATTAGCTGGAGCAAATCCAGGAGCTTTTATTGATACAGTAATATCTCATGGAGAAGATGCTGAAGCTGAAGAAGAAGGTATAATATATACAGATGAACATATAGAAACTATCGAACATAGTGATGATGAATCTTATAAGAAAGGAGAAACTGACATGGAAGATGAAAACAAAAAAGTTGACGAAGAAAAGAAAGATGAAAATAATGAAAAAACTATTCAAGAAGTGTTCGAAACTTTAAATGAAGAGCAAAAGAATGCTGTTTATGCCATTGTTGGTCAAGCCTTGGAACATAGTGATGATTCAGAAGATGAATCAGAAGATGATTCTAAGGATGAGTCAGAGGATGACTCTGAAAATAAAGATAATGATTCTGAAGATAATTCAGAAAATAATAATGATGAAGGAGAAGAAGATATGAAACATAATGTTTTTGATAATGATAAAAATAATGATGAAGTGTTACAACACTCAGAAATATTAGCATCAGCAATTCAAGATGCTAAAAAATATGGATCTTTAAAAGAGAGCGTTATTGAACACGCTGCTATAAATAATATCACAGATATTGGTAAATTATTCCCAGATGCTACTGCATTAAATAAAGAACCTATAATGATTGAAAAAGATCAAACATGGGTTGGAAAAATAATAAATACTATTAAACATACTCCATTCTCAAGAGTTAAAGTAACTATGGGCAAAATGACAGAACCTCAAGCTAGAGCTAAAGGTTATATTAAAGGAAATAAGAAAACTAATATTCAAATGGCTGCTCTTAACAGAATTGTTACACCAACAACTGTATATATTAAAAATGAAATCGATAGAGATGATGTTATTGATATAACAGATTTTGATGTAGTTGCTTGGCAAAAAAGAGAAATGAGAAAAGAATTAGATAAGGAACTAGCATTAGCTGCTTTATTAGGTGATGGTAGAGATATATCTGATAATGATAAAATTAATGAACAAAATATTATACCAATTATAAAGGATGTTGACACATTCACAATAAAATATACTATAACAGAAGGAGTAGATTACAAACAAGCTAATAATAGTGCTTCTAATAATGATAGCTTTACAAAAGGTATAATTAGAGCCGCTATAAGATCTAGAAAAGAATATAAAGGATCTGGATCACCAACATTCTTCACAACAGAAGATTATTTAACAGATATGCTATTAATCGAAGATCAAAATGGTAGAAGAATATATGAATCTCTAGCTCAATTAGCATTAGCTTTAAGAGTTAAAGAAATAGTAACTATACCAGAAATGGAACAAGAAGCATACAAAGATATAGTTGGTGTTATAGTAAATATGGCAGACTATACTATGGGTGCTGATAAAGGTGGTTCTGTAAATATGTTTGATGATTTCGACATTGATTACAATCAAATGAAATACTTAATGGAAACAAGATGTTCAGGTGCATTAACTGTTCCATATTCAGCAATAGTATTAAAGAAAACAGTGGCATCAAGTTCAGATGCTCAAGGGTAATCTCGATTAAAGGAGAATAATTAGCTATGGCAAAATTTTATGGTAAAATAGGCTACATCCAAACCGTTGAGAGTGAACCAGGTTATTGGGAAGAAAAGGCTATTGAACGTGAGTACTATGGTGATATAACTAGAAATTCTAGTCGATATCAACAAGACGGACATATTAATGAAAATATTGTTGTTAATAATATTATTAGTATTGTAGCTGACCCATATGCTAATGAAAACTTTCAACATATGAGATATATAGAATGGATGGGTACTAAATGGAAGATAACTAATATCGAAGTTCAGTACCCTCGTTTAATATTAACATTAGGAGGGATATATCATGAGTACAAAACGAACTCGTCTAACTCTTCAGACTAAACTAGAAGATTTATTAGGTTCTAAACATGTTTATTATCAACCTCCTGAAAATTTAAAAATGGAATATCCAGCTATTAGATATTCCAAAAGTGATGAAGAAGATATATACGCTAATAATATTAAATATATATCGATGAGCGTATATGATTTAGTAGTAATTGATAAGAAACCAGATAATCCTGTTATAAAAAAACTTCTAGAATTACCTTATTCAGAGTTTGATAGGCATTATGTGGCAGATGGTTTAAACCATGATATAATAAGAATATTTTATTAAAGGAGGAAATGAATTATGCCTAAATTAATATGGGATAAAACAGATGAAAGAATCTTTGAAACAGGTGTTAGCAAAGGTGTTCTATATCCATTCAATACACAAACTAAAGCTTATGATAAAGGTGTTGTATGGAATGGTTTAACAGGAGTTACAGAATCTCCATCAGGAGCTGAAGCTACTCCTTTATATGCTGATAATATTAAATATTTAAATCTTTTATCAGCTGAAGAATTTGGTGCTACAGTTGAAGCTTATACATATCCAGATGAATTTGCTGAATGTAATGGTGAAGCTAGTGTAGTAGAAGGTGTTGTTGCTGGACAACAAAAACGTAAAATGTTTGGTATGAGTTATCAAACAAAAGTTGGAGATGCAGATGATCCAGAAAAAGGATATAAAATACATCTTATTTATGGTGCTAAAGCTGCTCCATCAGAGAAAGCTTATGCTACTGTAAATGATAGTCCAGAAGCTATCACATTCTCTTGGGAATTGACAACTACACCAGTTGACGTTCCAAATTTAAAACCAACAGCTTCTTTAGTAATAGATTCTACAAAAGTAGATAAAGCTAAATTAACTAAATTAGAAGATATATTATATGGTACAGCTGAACAAGAAGCTAGATTACCATTACCAGCCGAAGTTGCTACTCTTTTTAATACCGCTGGATAATCTGAAATTATTAGGCGCTTGGGAATTTAACCCAGAAGTCAATTTCAAAGAACGTCCAGAAGGTAGTAGTGAGACGTTTACAACCACTTTAGATACATGTGGTTATGGCAGAGGCGATATGATTTTCCGTGTAGGTTATTTTGCTAATGAGTCTACGACAGAAGTTAGTTATAGATACTTCGATAAAATGCTTGTTAAAACAAATAATGATACAGGTGTCAAATCTATCGCTTATTGGCCTATTAATGAAACCGGTTTAATTGTTTATGACAGTACTAATATGCAAAATTGGAATTTGGATAAAACACAATATGCTGATACTATAAAACAATTTGGTTATAATCCAACAGAAAACCAATTAATTGAGGTTACTGAATCTACTTTACTTGATGTAGAGTTAATAAACAAAATATATAAATGGTTCACAGAAAACGCAACTAAAGTACGTTAATAAGACGTTCTTGGTTATTCAGCGTTAAAATTAAAATAAGATGATAAAGTAAAAAGGGTCTACTAATCAAACAGGCCCTTTTTTTATAATTTATAGTTTTGAAAGGAGAATAAATTATGTTATCTAAAAAGATCAAATATGTTGATTATAATGGAGTTGAAAGAGATGAAACTTTCCTATTTAACCTATCTAAGGCTGAACTTATGGAAATGGAATTAGGAACGACAGGAGGATTAGCAGATATGATTAAAAATATTGTAGCTGCTCAAGACACACCATCAATAGTAAAAATATTTAAGAAATTGGTTCTTCAAGCTTATGGAGAAAAGAGTCCAGATGGTAAAAGATTTATTAAAGTTGATGAGAATGGTCAACCTTTATCTCGTAAATTTGCAGAAACAGAAGCATACTCAAATCTATTTATGGAATTAGCTACTGATGCTGATGCAGCAGCTAAATTTATTAGAGGTATTGTACCAGGAGATATAGATATATCAGATATAGATCCTAATGAAATGCCTGCTGGTGTTGCTGAAATGTTAAAACAAACAGCTCCATCAACAAATGTTACACCAATCGAACCATAACTAAATTTAGGAGGATAGAAAGAGATGTTATTATTAACTATTCCAGCCGCTGAATTATTTGATGATAGAACTCAAGAATTCATTAAAACTCCAGAATATAAATTACAAATGGAGCATTCTTTAGTATCTCTTTCTAAATGGGAATCTAAATGGGGTAAACCATTTTTATCTAAAGAACCAAAAACAGCAGCGGAAACAATAGATTATATTAAATGTATGACAATAACACAAAATGTGAATCCAAAGGTATATAATAGTTTAACAGCCGAAAATATTGAACAAATTAATAAGTATATTGATGAACCTATGACAGCTACTACGTTTCATGAGGTTAATAATACTCGTAGTAGAGAAATTATTACTTCTGAATTAATATATTATTGGATGTTCTCACTTAATATACCAATGGAATGTCAGAAATGGCATCTTAATAGATTATTAACATTAATAAGAGTATGTAATATTAAAAATGCACCTCCAAAGAAAATGAGCAGGAGTGATATAATGAGTCGAAATGCGGCTTTAAATGCTGCACGTAGAAAGAAATTAAATTCTAAAGGATAATAGGAGTAAAATATGATAACATTTAGACAAAAGGGTGATTTTTCTAAATTAAATAATTATTTAGAGAGAGTTAAAAATGCTGTAAAAATAGGCGAACTCGATAAAATAGGTCGAGAAGGTGTAGCAGCCCTTTCGTCTGCTACTCCAAAAGATACTGGCAAAACGGCTAGCTCATGGTATTATGAAATTACTAGAGAAAACGGTTCAGTATCTATAACTTTTAATAATTCAAATGTAAATAATGGTGTTCCGATAGCCATAATTCTTCAAACAGGGCATGGAACCCGTAACGGAGGTTGGGTCGAAGGTCGAGATTATATTAATCCGGCAATACAACCAATCTTTGATAAATTAGCTGATGAAGCATGGGAGGAGGTTACTAAGTTATGAGTAAAACAATCGATGAGAAAGTCGTCGAGATGCGTTTTGACAATAAGCATTTTGAATCTAATGTTCAAACTACTATGTCAACTCTTGATAAGTTAAAAGCAAAATTAAATTTAACTGGTGCTTCCAAAGGACTTGAAAATGTCAGCACAGCAGCCAAAAAGGTGAATATGGATGGGCTTGTATCAGGATTAAATACAGTCCATTCTAAATTTAGCGCTTTAGAGGTAATCGGTGTTGGTGCATTATTAAATATTGGTAATGCAGCAGCAAATGCTGGTAAAAGACTTATATCATCATTGTCAGGTATTCAAGCAGCTATGTCAGGTTTTAATGAATATTCAATGACAATGAATACAGTACAAACATTAGTAAATAGTACTGGAAAATCGATAAAAGAAGTTGAAGGTCAACTTAAAGAACTAGATGAATATGCTGATAAAACTGTTTATTCAACAGCCGATATGTTTAATAACATATACAAATTTACTAATGCTGGTATAGATCTAGACACAGCTAAGACAGCTATGATAGGTATAGCTAATGCTACTGCTTATGCAGGTCAGGGTGCTCAACAAGCATCTATAGCATATTATAATTTAGCACAATCTATGTCTATGGGTTACTTAACTACTATAGATTATAAATCGTTAAATTTAGCAAATATAGCAACTAAAGAATTTAAACAAAGAATGGCCGATGCAGCTGTTGCAGCTGGTACATTAAAGAAAGTTGGGGATGACTTATATAATACAGGTAAAAAAGAATATTCATTACAAGCTTTGTTTACAGAAGGTTTAAAAGACCAATGGGCAACAACGAATGTAATGATGGATGTGTTTAAACAGTATGGTAGCCAAGAAACCGAAATAGGTAAGAAGGCATGGGCTGCAGCTCAAGAGGTAAAAACTTTTGGTATGATGATGGAATCATTACAAGCTCAAGCTGGTACAGGATGGAAAGATACTTGGCAAATAATTTTTGGTAGTTTAGATGAAGCTAAAAGAATGTGGACTGGTCTTGCTAATTTTATTGGTAAGATCATTGATGGAGTATCTAAATGGAGAAATACTATTTTAGATATTGCTATGAATAATCCACTTAAAGAATTATTTGATAAAATAAATAATAGTTCAGCATTAAAGACATTCCAAGATATTTCAGATAAAGTTAAAAACGCAACTAAAACACTTGAAGAGTATCAAGATATGATTACTAAAATATGGAGAGGTGATTACAAAAACCAACCATATAGAAAAGCTTTGGTTGAGGCAGAGGGTTATAATTATGAAGTAACACAAAGCCTTGTTAATTTAACAGATGAAATAGCTGGTTATGGAAAAGGTTGGACAGCAATAAGTAAGATAACACAAGAGGATGTTGTTGCAGCAGAAAAGAAATATGGTATATATGCAGAGCAAACTACTGAAACAGTTAAAGAAGAAAAGAAAGCTCTTGAAGAATTAACTGATGAACGTCTGAAAGCTGCTGGTTTAACTGATGATGAAATTTATATGTATAGACAACTTGAAAAAGGTGCTAAAAAATATGGTATGACTATTGAAGAACTAGCTAAAAAAATGGATGAAGCTAGTGGTAGAGATTTACTATATGGTAGTGCTGATGGAAAAGTTATTGGTGTATTTCAAAATATTGGTCAAGCAATTACTAATGTCTTTACTGCTATTAAAAAAGGATGGACTGATGTATTTGAAGGTATAACTGGTGTAGATTTATATATGATTATAGAAAAGATCAATAAATTTACAGAGTCTATACGTAAAGTAACTGAAAATGAAGATAAAATGCGTAAGTTATCTGAAACATTTAGAGGTTTATTCTCAATCATACATATTGTTACAACATCAATAAATAGTGGTTTAAAAATAGCATTCCAAGTGTTAAAAGGTATTTTGAGTGCATTTAATATAGATGTTTTAGATTTTACATCTATGATAGGTAATATCATATATAATTTTGATAGATGGTTAACTGAAAATAATATGGTGGTGGAAGCCGTAAAGATGTTAACTACTTGGATTATATCAGTTGTTTCAGCAACAAAAGATTGGATAACACAAAATGAAAAAATCATGAGTGTTGTTAATAAGATTAAAGAAGCATTTGCTAATGCAGGAGATGCTACTAAGGCATGGTTTGAGGGTCTTAAAGAGACAGATAATATACCAGAATATATATTTGGTGGTTTGATTAATGGTATTAGAGAGAATGGTCCTAAAGTATGGGAAGCTATTAAAAGTGTAGCTATAGGACTTGTTGATGCTATAAAAGAAATATTAAAAATACATTCACCATCTAAAGTTATGTTTGCCATAGGTGGATTTATTATAGCAGGTCTTATAGCTGGTATGAAAGATCAACAATTATCAGTTTTAGATCTATTAAAAGGATTTGGAAATAAAATAATTGAAATGTTTAAATCCTTAGATTTAGGTAATGTGATAGCAGTTGGTATTGCTAGTGGAATTATTTATACTGCTAAAAGAATGTTAGATTTAGCTGATAAATTAGTTGCACCTATTAAAGGATTAACTAACGTTTTGAATGGTCTTGGATCAGCATTAAGTGGAGTTGGAGCTGCTGCTAGAGATTTTGGTACATCAATGAAATATCAAGGAATAGCTGCTATTATCAAAAGTATAGCTATTTCTATAGGTATTCTTACTGCTGCTTTATGGGTATTAGGTAAAATGGATAGAAATCAATTGATACAGGGATCTACAGCATTGGGAGTAATGTCAGTTGCATTAATAAGTTTTATTGGAATACTTGCATTATTATCTAAACCATTATCAAATGTTAAATTACCAGATATGGGAAAAATATTAGCAGTAACATTAGGTATTGCAGCTGGTATATTTATATTAGCAAAAGCTTTAAATAATGTATCTAAAATAGACCCAGATAGAATGAAGTCTTCAATATATGGTTTAATTGGTTGTGCAGCAGCTATGGCTATTTTAATTGTAACACTAGGTAAAGTAACAAAAGCTTTAAAAGGTACTAAAAATATTGAAAAGATGGGTAAAGTATTTACTAAAATAGCTGTAAGTATGTTATTAATATCTGTTGCGTTAAAGATGATGTCTAAGGTTGAACCAGATGCTATCTGGAAAATGGTTGGTGTTATGACAGCAATGTTAGTATTACTTGGTGGTATTGCAGCATTAAATAATTTCACAGGAAATAGTATAAATAAATCTGCTGATACAATTAAAGCTGTTGGTATAGCATTAGTGTTACTTGTTATATCTATGAAATTAGCTGGTGGTTTAAAAAAAGAAGATTTCTTAAATGGTATTAAAGTAATAGGAGTATTTAGTTTATTATTATTGGCAATGATGGGAATATCTAAATTATTTAAAGGTACTGAAATGATTAAAGTAACAGCTTCTATATTAATGGCTACTGTAGCTATTGGTATGTTAGCAGTTATAACTAAATTAATTGGTAATATAAATCCAGATGAAATGAAGAAAGGATTAACATGTGTAGGAGTTTTAAGTGCTATAATAATGGCCCTTATATTAGTATCTAAACAAAGTGCATCACTACATGGTACAACTCTTGTTGGTGTTGCTATGGTTATGGCTGCTATGGGAGTAATGGTATTTTTATTAGGTCAATTAGATCCTGAAAAAGCAAAAAATGGTATTAAGGCAGTTGGTGCGATTAGTATATTTATGGCTATATTATTACAAGCTGCTAAAAACTTTAACCCAGGATCTAATGCTGTTAAAACTTTAACTACATTAACTGTTATGATTTCATTATTAGCAGTAGCATTAATTGGGTTATCATTTATTGATCAACAACGATTGATGACTACAGCTGGTTCGTTAGGAGCTGTTATGTTATCACTTGCAGCTGTAATAGCAGCTACAAATAAACTTAAAGTTGGTAAAGGTGTTATTAAAACATTATTAACAGTAATATTAGTTGTCGCAGCGATAGCTGGTATTGTTGCTTTATTATCGATGGTACCGAATATAGAAAATGCTATTAATGGAGCTATTGGTGTGTCTATATTATCTGGAACATTAGCATTAATGGTATTTGCTTTATCAAAGATTGATGGTAGAAAAAATATTAATAAGAAATTTATAATTGGTTTATATAGTTTGATACCTTTACTTGTTGGTATAGCAGTGGCATTATCTATTGTTAGTAATGTTCAAAATGCTATACAAAATGCTATAGCTATTAGTATCTTATTAGCAGCTATGACAGGTGTGTTGTATGCATTAACAGCTATAGGTAAATTTGGAGACATAAAAAGCATGACTTTAGGTATTATTGGTTTAACTGCATTAGCTATACCTTTATGGACATTTATACAGTTACTTAAAGATATGAACGGTGTGGAAAATGCAATGACTAATATATTAGCATTAATCACTTTATGCTCGGCATTAACATTACTGTTAATTCCATTAACCATATTAGGTGCTGTATTTAGTAGTGGCGTTGGTGCTTTAGCAGGAATTGCAGGTATAATTGGATTGTGTGCAATGGCTGCTCCTTTATGGATATTTATACAATTGCTTAAAAGTATGGACGGTATCGAAAATGCTTCAGAAAAAGTACTAGCAATAACATTATTAATGGAGAAATTAACTGAATGCTTATTAAAACTTTCATTAGTTGCTCCACTAGCATTAATGGCTGATGCCGCAATATTTGGTTTAATAGGTGCTATAACAACTATAGGTGTATTAGCTACAGCTGTTGGTGCTATAATGGATAAATTTCCACAATTACAAGATTTCTTAAATAAAGGTTTACCAGTACTAGAGCAAATAGCTTTGAGTATAGGTAAAATTATAGGTAATGTAGTTGCTGGATTTATGAATAGTGTTGCAGATGAATTACCTCATACTGGAGAAAAACTTTCTGAATTTGCAATATCTGCTATGCCTTTTATAGCTATTATGTCAACAGTTAACGATAAAGTTATGCAAGGAGTTAAAGTATTAGCTGGTTCATTATTATTATTAACAGGTGCTAATCTTTTAGATAGTATAGCTTCATTTATAAGTGGTGGAGAATCATTTGGTAGATTAGGTTCTGAATTATCTAAATTTGCAATTAGTGCTTTACCATTTTTAACAGTATTATCTTCAGTTGATCCAGCTGTTTTAGAAGGTTCTAAGGCACTAGCCGAAGCTATATTAACATTTACAAAATCTAATTTCTTAGATACTATTACAGGATGGTTAAATGGTGAAAGTGATTTAAGTTCTTTTGGATCGAAGCTAGCACCACTTGGCATAGGTATAAGTGAATTTGTTTCTAATTTAGGAACATTTAAACCAGAACAAGTAGAAACTATTAAATCAGCATGCGAAGCATTAAAAGCTATAGCTGAAGCTGCAGGAGAAATTCCTAAACATGGAGGAATAGCTCAGGCATTTACTGGTGATAACGATATTGAAAAATTCGCTGACAAACTTGGTCCTACTGGTAGTGGAATAAGTGAATTTGTTAAAGAATTAACCAAAGATGGTACATTTGATCAAACTAAAATTGATATTGTTAAAGCTGGTTGCGATGCTTTAAAGACAATTGCTGATGTTGCTGGACAATTACCAAAACATGGAGGAATAAAACAAGCATTCACAGGTGATAATGACATATCAGTATTTGCTGGTAAACTTGGTAAAGTTGCCGAAGGCATTAGAGGATTCGTTTATGAATTACAAAAAGATAATGTTATAACTAATGACAGTATTAACAAAATAAATGCCGTTAATAATATTATGTGGGCTGTTGCTGATTTAGGTAAAATAGATTTAGGTGATACAAGTGGTAAACTTGAAGAGTTAGGAGCTCGTTTAATTTCATTTGGAAATAAAATTACAGAATATGTTAAAGGCATAAATACTGTTTCATCAGATGATCTTCAATCTAGTAAAGATAAGATAGATAAGATCATTGAGATAGCAAATACTTTAGCTGCAGTAAGTAGCGATCCTATAGAACAACTTGGCGAAAAACTTAAGAATTTTGCAACTGATGCTTTAAAGAAATTTGTAGATGGCTTAAATGATGAAAAACCTAAAGAAGATGCATCTAATGCAATGAAAACTTTAATCGATGCTATAATAAGTGCTATGGGCGAAAAAGATGATGATGTTAAAACAGGTGCTACTAATATTATAGAAACAGCAACTAAAGCATTAGAATCTAGTAACCATACAGATAGAGCTAGTAAAGCAGGTTTAAACATATTAAATGGATTTATAAATGGTATGAACGATAAAGATGGACGTGTGTGGAATAAAGCGTATTCAATTGGTAGAACAGCAGTTGATGCAATTAATAAAGCTACTGACGAACATTCACCATCTAAAGAAACATTTAAAACTGGTAAGTTCTTTGACCAAGGATTTATTAATGGTATTAAATCATTAGAAGATAAGATTTATAGTGAAACTTATGGTGTTGGTGATAAAGCAAGACTTGGATTAGGAAGAGCTATTAGAGGAGTTTCTAATTTAATTTCTGAAGGAATAGATGATGAATTTACTATCAGACCAGTTTTAGATTTGAGTGATGTCCAATCTGGAGCTGCTGCTATAAATGGTATGTTAGGAGTTCCTTCAGTTGGTGTTGCTGCTAACTTAAATGCTATAAGTACAGGTATGAGAACATATCGTCAAAATGGCGGAGATGATGTTATATCTGCTATAGACAAACTTGGTAAGAATCTTGGTAATACAACTGGTGATACATATAATATTAACGGAATCACGTATGATAATGGTTCTGAAATACAAGAAGCAGTTAGTACATTAGTAAGAGCTGCTAAAATTGAAAGGAGGACGTAGGTATGCCTAGAGAAGGTGATAAATGGCGTGTAGCCAACGGTGATTGTCTTTGGAATATTGCACATGCAGTATATGGAAATGGAGCTAGGTGGCCTGAAATAGCTTCAGCTAACGGATTGGCTACTAGTGGAAATCCAATAGTTTATCCTGGTCAATTATTTAATTTACCAGGTATAACAAGCGGTGCACCAGCTTCGGCTCCTGCGCCTGCTCCTGCACCACCATCTGTTGTAAGACCAAATATTGATTGGATGGCTTTAACATCTGGTTCAGAAAGAGAGATGTTAGCTATATGGTCATATAATCATAATAGATTTTGGATCAGATGGGAACAATGGGATAATGCAGGTCATTTAATAATGATCTCAGAAAATAAAAATGTTGAATTTCATGATGAGGCTAAACAATCTATTGGAACTGGTAGAACAACTGAGGGATGGAATGTAATTCGTTTTAGTGTTAGACCTGTAGATAATGATGGAAATCCATTAGCGAATACAGATTGGGCAACAAAAGAATATGACTTTAGAAATAATCCACCTCAATTGCCACCAGATCCAGAATTTAGTATTGATGGTCAGAATAAAGCAACTATCACATTTAATAATATTTCTGAGAATATTAATGCTGATTCTATTGAAATTGCAATATATCAAGATAATACTATTAAGTATAAAACAGCTAAAGTAGCAATTAATACTGAAGCTCGTTATGCTAGATATATACAAGATGTTGATCCAGGTCATGAATACAAAGTGAGAGCTAGAGCTGTTCGAGGTAATATATATGGTGGATGGACAAATTTTACTGCTAATGATATGTCATTACCAGTAGCACCATCTGAAATAACTACTTTAAGACCTCAAAAAATTAGTGAACAACAAGCTGTTACTTATGGTGTATTAGTTGAATGGCCTGCTGTTCAAACAGGTAAACAATATGAGATTCAATGGACTACAAATATAGAATATTTTGATACACCTTCATCAGGAGTAAATAGTCAAACTACTGAAGAAGGACAAGGTACTAGGTTATTAATAACTGATATAGAATTAGGTCATGAATATTTCTTTAGAATTGGTTCAATTAATGATAAAGGACATTCTTTAAATTGGTCACCAATTAAATCAGTTACACTTGGTACAAAACCATCAGCTCCTACTACATGGAGTAATGTTACTTCATCTGTATTAGGTGAAGATTTGAATTTATATTGGAGACATAATTCAACTGATGGTTCATTAGAAACTTTTGCAAGATTACATTTAACGGTCATAGACTCAGCACATCCAGAATTAGAACCTATGGAATATACTAAGGTTATAGAAAATACTAAACCAGAGGAAGAAAGAGATCAAAATAGTGTTTATACAATTAATACTACAGATCCAGAATGGTCTGGTTTGTTAGCTGAGGGATTTATAATTAAATGGAAAGTTCAAACAGCAGGTGTTATCGGTGAATATAGTGATTGGTCTATAGAAAGAGAGGTTAATGTATATACTCAACCGACTCTTGAATTAGATCTTACCAATAAAGATGGAATATCTATTGATGAAGTAAATAGTTTTCCATTTAATGTTAATGTGCTAGCTAAACCTGTTACACAAAAACCAATAAGTTATTATATTGAAGTTATAGCTAATGATGGTTATAATACAGTTGATAATATTGGTGAAGTTAAGGTAATAAATCCTGGTGATAAAGTATATCAAAGATACTATGATCCAGAAAGAAACGCATGGAGATTTCTATTAGAAATGACTCCTGCAATTATAGATTTAAAAAGTGGTATAAATTATACTATTAATGTTACAGTATCTATGGATTCAGGTTTAAGTGCTATAGCCACTAAAGATTTTAATGTTTCTTTAAATGAAACTGGTTATAACCCTTATGCTGATATTATTATAGATAAAGAAACATTAACAGCAAGTATACATCCATATTGTATGGAAAATTATGAAGATGCTGGTGAGATAAAACAACGTTTGTCAGAAAATTGTACACTAGCTGTATATAGAAGAGAATATGATGGAACTTTTACGGAAATCGCTACAGAGATTGAAAACGCAGAAAATACTTATGTGGTAGATCCGCATCCATCATTAGATTATGCTAGATACAGAATAGTAGCAAGAGCTGATGAAACTGGTACTATATCTTACTGTGATGTAAAAGCAGTCAAAGTTGGAGAACCTTCTATAGTTATTCAATGGTCTGAGAAATGGTCAAAATTTGATTATAATCCAGATGAAGATAATTTAGAAGTTCCTTGGGCAGGATCTATGTTGAAATTACCATATAATGTTGATGTATCTGAAAATAAAAATCCAGATGTATCTTTAATTGAATATGTTGGTAGAAAACATCCAGTTAGTTATTATGGTACACAAATAGGTGAATCAGCTAGTTGGAATACTGAGATACCAGCTGAAGATAAAGAAACTTTATATGGTTTAAGAAGATTATCTAGATGGACAGGTGATGTTTATGTTAGAGAACCTTCTGGAACTGGATATTGGGCTAATATAACTGTATCTTTGAATATCAAACATTTAGCTGTTACTATACCGGTTTCATTCTCAGTTAAGAGAGTGGAAGGAGGTATGTAATATGGCCGAAATAGATTGGTCTGATTCAATGGAACAAACTTTTGAATATTATGAAGTTGATCCAATATCATGGAAAGATACAAAACCATTAAATATGGTTAAAAAAAGTACAATTAAAAGGGATGACGGAACTGATACACTCGGCTCTGCCACTATTGATATTAATGATACTCTTGGAGAATGTTATATAAGAATTTATCTAATAATACGTCAAAATGGCGCAAAATTTAAAATAGCTTTAGGTACATTCTTAGTACAAACTCCTTCAAGTTCATATGATGGTAAAAATAGAAATGTATCTATGGATGCATATACACCATTATTAGAACTTAAAGAAAACCCACCACCATTAGGATTTGCATTGTTAAAAAATGAGAACATTATGAAGCAAGCATATCTACTTGTTAGAGATAATTGTAGAGCTCCTGTTGTAGAAACTACATCTGATAAAACTTTACAGGATAATTTTGTTGCTGATCCTAGTGAGAAATGGTTAAATTATATTAACGATCTTATAGCTCAAGCTAAATTTAAATTATACTTAGATGAAGAAGGTAAAATATTATTTGCACCTATTCAAAAGATTGATGAATTACAACCAGTATGGACTTATAATGATGATAACAGTTCAATACTTTATCCAGAAGTAAACATGCAACATGATCTATATGGCATACCAAATGTTGTAGAAGTTGTATGTTCAACTGGTGTTAAAGAGTATACAGCTAGGGTTGTTAATGATGATCCAAATAGTCCTACCTCAACAGTTAATAGAGGTAGAGAAATATTATATAGAGATACAGAACCAAATCTTCCTGGTTTTCCTACTGAAGAACAAATTGATGAATACGCTAAACATTTATTAGAAACACTTTCTTCAGTAGAGTATCAAGTAAGTTATACTCATGGATATTGTCCAGTTAGAGTTGGTGATGCTGTTAGATTGAATTATAAGAAAGCCGGTTTGGATAATATTAAAGCTAAAGTTATAAGTCAATCTATAAAATGTGAAAATGGTTGTTCAGTAAATGAAACAGCTGTTTTTACAAAAAAATTATGGAACTAGAAAGGAGAATATTATGGCTTTATCACAAGATCTTATAAACCAATTTGTTAAATTAACAGATAGAGAAGAAAAACCTAAAGAAGTTACAGTTAACGGTACTTATAAGATGATAAACGGTGAAGAATATGTACAGATTGATGGTTCAGAAATTTGGACGCCAGTTACTTCTACTGTAGAAGCTGAAACTGGAGAACGTGTTAAAGTAATGATTAAAAATCATACGGCAACTGTTACAGGCAATATAAGTTCTCCTTCAGCTAGATCAAAATCTGTTAAAGATTTAAAAGACGAAGTCGATGAACAAGGTAATACTATTAAACAATTAGACAACACGATTGAACAACAAAATAATAGTATTATACAAATAGATAATAATATTAAACAAGTTAATAATGATATTTTGCAAGCTAATAATGCTATCAACCAACAGGGTAATATTATTAAACAATTAGGTAATGAAATAAACCAACAGGGTGATATTATTAATAGTATGAATAATGATATTACCGCTAATAGTAATGAAATTATAGCTATTAATAATACGATAGTTCAACAAAATAATACTATTACTCAACATGGTAATACTATTGAACAACAAGGAAATATTATAAAACAACAAGGAAATGAAATTACTCAACAAGGTAATAAAATAGAACAATTTAATAATGAAATAGAACAACAAGGCAATGCTATTACTCAACTTAATAATAAAATTCTTCAACAAGATAATGTCATTCAACAACAAGGTAATATCATAGATCAACAAGATAATATTATTACTGAACATGGAAATAATATCACAATATTAAATAGTGGATTTAGTATTATAGATGGTGTATTAGTTGGATTAAGTCAAGCTATAATTGATGAATTAAAAACTAAACATTTAGATGCTGAATATGCAACTATTGATTTTGCTAATATTAATATGGCTGCAGTTACAAAATTATTCACTGAATCTGGTATAATTAAAGATTTAGTAGTACAAGAAGGAAAAATAACTGGAGAATTAGTTGGTGTTACTATAAAAGGTGATTTAATTGAAGGTAATACTATTGCTGCTGAAAAGCTTGTTGTCAAAGGTTCTGACGGTTTATATTATAAATTAAATATAGATGGTCTTAATAATGTTAGTACTGAACAATCTTCAAAATTTGTATTATTAGATACGAAACCAGAAGATTGGGAAACTAATTATAAAGATTATTATTTAATATCTGGTAATAATTATGTTCATATTACTAACAACAACATACCAACTTGGCAAGCAAATACTTATTATAAATTGAGTTCGACTTATGAAACTGGATTAGATGGTACAAATATTGTAGCTAAATCTATTACCGCTGATAAAGTATCAGTTACTGATTTGGTGGCATTTGGGGCTACAATAGGTGGGTATAATATAACTCAACATTCTATATATTCTGGAGGAAAAAACTCAGTTAATAATGTATCTCGTGGAGTATATATGGATGATGATGGCCAGATGGCTTTTGGTGATAACAAAAATTTTATTAAATTCTTTAAAGACACGGATAAGCAATATAAAATAATGATCAAAGCTGATGAAATATATACCGGATCAAGTTCTGAATCAATAGCCGAGCAAATGAAAAAATTAGATAATTTAGAAATAGAATCCGGTAATTTATTATTTAATTATCAAAAACCAAAAGCCGATTCTAGTCAATGGTCTAATATACAGGAAATTATAACTTCAGGATTACCTGATGAAATGACAGATGTTAATTTTGCTCTTCGCGGTAATATATCTAGTAAATATTTTGTACCTTTTGATCAAAATAAAAAATATAAAATAAGTACGTGGTATAAATGTATGGACGATATAAAAGAATCAACAGATCGTATTTATCCATCAATTATACCATATGATATTGATAAAAATTTAATAAATCATTATCAAGTATTAATGGGTAATGGATTAAAAACAATTACTACATTATCACAAAATCTAAAAGAAGGGGATACAATTGTTCATGCAACAGATGTTAGTAAATGGACTGCCGGTATTTCAACAGCTAAACGTTATGTAAGTATATTTAATTTTGAATCTAGCAATGGATATAAGTATACAAATTATACACGAACAAATTTATCATTTGCAAGTAGTAATGAACCTTTAACCAACATTATTGATTATACAAATAATATTATAAAATTAAAGGCCGCATATAGTGGTCCTACTATTCCTGCCGGAACAAAAATTGCTATGACATTTGATGGTTCTACATATATTTATCCTTGGGGTGGTATAACTCTTAAAAAAATAGCTGATTGGACATATAAAGAACAAATATTTGACGCATCATTCAATAATGATGTCAGATTACAAAATGCTTCATATATAAAATATATGCCAAATGTATGGCGTAGTGATGTTTATACATATAATCATAAATTAATAGAGTATATTGGTGATGTAATTACTTCGATCGTTAATTTATATTATGCATCAGATAGTATAACTTCTCCAGCAAAGCCAACATCTCACATCACAACAAATAATGTTTCATCACATAATGTTTGGAATATAGCTTTACCTACTTATAATGAAACTTATCCTTATTTATTTACATGCAAAGAAGTTCGTAATAAAGACGGTACTTACTCATGGACAAGTGTTAATCAAACAACATATTCAAATGCTATTAAAGAAATTCAAGGTGGTCTAAATTCTATACAATCTGATTATTTAAAAGAATCAACATTTAGTGAATTTAAGACAGACCAAATACAAAAAGATAATGGTATAATACAACGTTTAAAACAGACAAGCGTTACTATTTATGGTAATGATGATGGTACTGTAGACCCAGAATCAGCAAGTGCTTTAGTAAACCATATTAATAAAGTAGATAATGATATAAATGCTGACGGTGGTATAAATGATAGATTAGGAGCCGCTGAAGATACAATAGATGGTACTGGTCTGAATGATTATGATCAAAGAGTAAAAATAACTCAACGTTTTCTAGATATTGAGACGGATGTTGAATCAATAAAAAATACATTCAATATTACAGGTGGAACTAACTTAGTTCAGAATTCAGTTGGATATTTTGCTAGTAATGACAATAAACCTACTATGTGGGATATAACATCTAATACTATATATACACCATTTGGTTATGATGGTGACTTAACTGGTGTAACCGTATCAAGGGGTAAATTATTCTGTGCTAAAGGAAGTATTAAAACAACTACAAATAACATTATAGCATTGTTATTGAATAAAATGATTTCTATATCATTTAAATATAAAAATGGTGCTAATGCTACAAGTAAAATCAAAGTATTTAATGGATCAGTTACATATTTTGAAAAGACATTTAGTTCAGCTGTTAATCAATGGACTGAATATACATTCAATCCAGATACAGATCCAGTGTTAGCTAATCCTACGTTTTTAAATACTTCAAACTCATTACAAATTTTAATTGAATCAGCAAATTCAACAAATAATAATGGATTTGAAATAAGTGATTTAATGTTAAATTATGGTAATGTTAAACCATGGGAATTATTTAGTAATGAAGTTTATGGTGCAATGGTAAAATTATCTAGTTTAGGTATTGAAGTTACTGCTACAACTGCTAATACAAAAAATTTCATGACTACTGATGGAATATTAGTATATAGATATGATTCTAAAACTGATACGATCATAGGAACAGAACCCATTACAAAAATAACAGACAATGGAACAGTAACGAACAAACTAGAATCAACTGGCGATATTATAGAAAGAAATTTAATTAATACTATGATTAAAGATTCATCAAATCATGACGTATACGTCGAATATATAAGATAGAAAGGAGAAATTTAATATGGCAAGTTCTGGATCATATTCAACGTCACATATTGCAGCTACATCAAGAAAATGGTATTGGGATGTATCTTGGTGGATATCATCTTGGAGTGGTAATACTGCTACAATAAATTATGAAGTTTATGATAGAGCTGAGACTGGAACAAGTGGCAACACATGGGTTGGAAACTGGGGATTTAGTGGTAGCATAGCTGGAAATAGTTTCGCAAATGTTCAAAGTGGTGACTTCGTCAAAGATAAGAAAAGGGCTTGGGGTAGTTTTACATTAGGCGGTGGATCTAGTTTTAGTTCTAGTTTAACAGCTCATCCATATAGTGGTTCTTATACATCATCAGGTTCTGGTGAATGGACATTAGATAATAATGTTGTAACACCTACGGTAACAGTATCAATAGGTGACAGAACAGAAACTACAATAAAAGTATCGATGTCTGTAACAAATAATGGAAATGCTGGAATAGTTGATAATTTTATTGATTTATTTACAGATTCTGGTTGTACTAATAAAGTAGGTACTATATCAAGTACTAGCGGAACATTTACAGGATTAACAGCAAATAAAACATATTATGCAAGAGCTAATGCATCTAATGGTACATATAGAGGATATTCAGGTGTTCCTTCTACTTCGACATATCAATATCCTTATGTATCTGCGGTCGAAACTTCAGATTTAACAATAGGCAATCAACAAAAATTAACTTTATATAATCCATTAAGTAGAAGTGTAGATATTTATATGAAAAAAGATAATACTAGTGGAACTACATTATTTTCTAAAACAGGTGCTACTACTGGTACTTCATATTCATTTACCCCTACAGCTAGCACATTATACAATAGTATACCAACTTCAACTAGTGGATCGGCTGTATATTATTGTGTATATTCAAGTCAAACAGTTAGTACTAAATCTGGTACATATAAAGTTAGTGGTAATAATGCACAAGCACCAACTTTCACAGATTTTAATTATAAAGATACAGATTCATTAGCTTCACAATTAACTGGTAAAAATGGTGTAAATAATCCTGGAATATTAATTGCTGGTTTGAGTAATTGTGAGTTTACTGTAACAACAAATCAAAAAGCAACATCTGGTTATGGAGCAACATTAGATAAATACAACTTTTCTTGGCCTAATAAAGCTGGTACTTCTGCAAATTATTCTGGTAGTGCTAATGTAACAAGGATAATTAGCGATGGTGATACAAATTTAATATCTGTATCAGCATATGATAAAAGAGGTCAATACAAAACAGTTTCAAAAACAGTTACACTTATTACTCCAACTAATGCTATAGGTGAGATAAATACGGTTCGTCAAAATGGCGTTAACGCTACTACTTATTTAAATGGTGCTATAGCATATTGGGCTGGAGATTGGGCTAATGGTTCTAGTAGACCTAATAAACTTTTAAAGGTAGAATATAGAATTAATAAAACTGGTAATTACTATGATATAACAAGTGCTGTTACTGCAAATAGCACAGCAGCTACTTCTGGAAAAATTAAAACTTTAACATTAAAATCGAATGTTGTGCAATTACATGCTAACGGTTCTAGTGGAGGATTTACTGTTGGTACATCTTATACTGTAGAGGTATTTGTTACAACAGGTTTAAATTCAACATATGTATATGAAAACAGACAAAAAATCGCAGAGATACTTGTTACTTCTGGTATATTCGGTATGTCTCGATATAAAGATGGTATTGGCAAATATCATTATGGTTTTAATGGATTACCATCTAGTAATCACACTATTCGTGTTAATGGTACAATGCAATTATTAGGTGCTATTTATGTAGGTGCTGATGGATTGTATATAGCTGGTGACAGAGTGATATGGTATGATTAGAAAGGAGAATAATATGTTTAAAATAATTGATATAAGGGGGGGTGGAGCGTTAATTACGTTTCATCCTCAGAAGAATGGAGGTGGGCAGAAATATAATATCTAGCCTATCTCTAAGAGGTGTTCTATTAGGACAAAAACGTAAAACGCGAATGTATATGGCAAGTTTACATTTAGCGCAAGAGATATTTAATTTAATTTATCCTGTACGGATCTATTTATATGAGTATTCATTCAACAGATCCTAGTGCATTATTTGGAGGTACTTGGAGCAAAATTGAGGCTAAATTCTTAATAGGATCTGGAACAGCTATTGGTGAAGGCGGAGAATCATATAATTTTCAACCAGGAACAGTAGGTGGAGAATATTCTCATAAATTAACAATAAATGAAATGCCTAATCATAATCACTCGGCTAATAGTTTTGTTTATAATTCACCTGATAACCCATTTACTATAAATCCAAATGGTAATAATAGATTATCAACAGCTACAGGTAAAGTTGGTGTTGATTATACCGGAGGAGACGGTCATCATAATAATTTGCCTAAATTTTTTGTTGTTAATATTTGGAAACGTATAGCTTAATTAAATTAAAAGATATTATATAAGAAACTATGGCAAAATTACATTTAGCACAGGAAATTCTGGATATTATTTATCCAGTTGGTTCTGTATATTTAACTGTTAATGATATAAACCCAAAAACATTGTTTGGTGGAACTTGGGTTAAATCTTCTGGAGGGTTTATTTACGGAAGTACTTCAACTGGAACTATAGGAGAAAATGGTAATGGAACTGGAACTAGTGTTTCAAGTGCTGGTGGAGGAACAACTGGTAGTACAACATTGACAATAAACCAAATACCCTCACATCAACATAATATTCAAGGTGCTAATTCCAGTGGTTCTTCCGTAAATTGGACTGATAAGGCAGTATCATATTCATCAGATGCTGTTGGGTATAATGTAGGTGTTAGAACTAATTACCAGGGTGGTGGTCAAGGTCATACACATACATTGAGTAATCACTCCCATACAATACCATATTTTGCTTGTTATATTTGGAAAAGAACTGCTTAATTAGATAACAAAAAACTATAAGTATAATGCTTATGGCTACATTAAAGATTTCAAGTGATTTACAAAATATAATTAAAAAAGTTGTTCTTGATACATATTATCCTATTGGAAAAATATATATTACATTAGGTAATGAAAACCCAAATAAAACTATTGGTGGAACTTGGATAAAATTTAGAGCTAGTAGATGCTTAGTTGGTGTTGATACTTCACAAGAAGAATTTAGTACAGTTGAAAAAACTGGTGGAGAAAAAACACATAAATTAAAAGTAAGTGAAATGCCTTCGCATGAACATGGATTAGTCAATGCTAATACTGGTGGATATAGTATGGGATTTTCTATACAGTATCAAGATAGAAGATATGATGGAAATTTCTATACAGATAGTAAGGGTGGCAGTGAAGCTCACAATAACTTACAACCATATATCACATGCTATATGTGGAAACGAACAGCCTAGAAAGGAGGTTTAAAATGATTAAAACTCATGAAATCAATTTAAGTACATCTATATATAATACATTATTAAATACTAATAGTGCTATTATACAAGATGATGAAAAGAAAATAACAGAAAACGATTATGTTTTATTTAAACAAGTTGAAATTATAGATGAAAAAGAACAAGAAACTGGTTTATATATGTTTGTAAAAATTAAGAAATCAGTTTCAAATCATGTAGGTCTTAAAGAAGGTTATATAATGATTACTTACGATGAGGTTAATTAACAAGGAGGAACAAAAATGATACAAGCAATCGCTACAGTTATAGTAGCTATAATAGGTTTAATTGGCATAATTATACAAAATAGGTCACATACAAAATTAAAAAGTCAAGAAGAATTATTAAAAACGGTTGATGAAAAAATAGATAAATTAAAAACCCAATCAACTGAAGAGGATAAAAGACTTAATGATAAATTAGATGCTATTGATATGAATAGTTGTAAAAGATTTCTCATTGTTGAAATGACAAAAATAAAAGATGGTACTTATATACCTAATGAAGAACAAAAACATATGCTCCATGAAACTAAAACTCGTTATAACAATAATGGTGGGAATTCATACGTAGATAGTATGTTCGAAGGTTTACAAGATAAAGGATTATTATAATAGAAAGGAGGAACTATTATGGTGGACTTTGCACAATTAATAGTAGTTGCAATATTAGTTGAGGCTATATGGGAAAATATTAAAATGATATGGCAATCAGGAAAATTTAGTATTAATATGTTAGGTAGTCTTATCGTATCTATATTATTATGTGTTCTTGTCAAAATAGATATTTTCCCTATAGTAGGATTAAATATAGCAGTACCTATTATTGGATCTATATTTACAGGTATTATAGTTTCAAGAGGTGCTAACTTTGTTAATGACTTATTTAAAAAATTGAAAGGGGAATAATATGGAACCAAATGAAAATGTTGAAAAAGAGCCTATAGATGTTAACACTCAAGAATTAAGAAAATTTGAAGAGGAGGAAAATTAATATGGCTAAAATAGGACCAGATATTTCATCATGGCAAGGTGATATTAACATACATGAATTAGCAAACCATTGTGATTTCTTTATATTTAGAAGTCATGCAGGTATGTCTGAAGACAGTAAAGCAGCACGTAATGTCGAACTTGCTATTGATTCAGGTAAACCTTATGGTTTATATATTTATTCATATGCATTAACTAGAGAAAGAGCTAAACAAGAAGCTGCTAATGTAATAGCATTTGCTAACTCAAGAAGAGTAAAACCAAAATTTTTAGTTATTGATATGGAAGATGCAGATGGTTATAAAGCTCGTAATGGAATGCCTTCAAACGATACATTAAGAGGTATTTGTACAGAGGAATGTGTAGCGTTTGAGAATGCTGGATATTATGCAATGATATATGCTAGTTCAAGTTGGTTTAAAAATCAGTTAGCAGGATTAGATAGATTTGACAAATGGGTTGCTCATTGGCCTACATCAGGAGGAAAACAAAAAGGAATGAACACAGATCCATCTGGAGAAAATGCTAATAATTGTGGAATATGGCAATTCACTTCAGAAGGTCACTTACCAGGATATAATGGAAATCTTGATATGAACTATTTATATAAAGATGTTATTCTAGGTGGAGATACTCCAGCACCACAACCAGCTCCTACACTATCTGTAGACGGATCTACTTTGGATCTAGCTATAAGAGTTATGAGAGGAGAATTTGGTAATGGAGATGATAGAAAGAATAATCTTGGAAATAGATACGATGAAGTTCAAGATTTTATTAATCATATTTACTCTGCTTCTACTGATCAGCTCGCTACGGAGACGATTGAAGGAAGATATGGTAATGGAGATCAAAGAAAAGAAGTTCTTGGATCTAGATATGATGAAGTACAAGATGCAGTAAATGCTCGTTATGATGGAGGATCATCTGAAAAGGTATATATTGTTAAACCTGGAGATATTTTGTCAAGTATAGCTGCTAAATTTGGAACGACATATCAAAAGATCGCTATAGATAATAATATATCTAATTCTGATTTAATCTATCCTGGACAAAGATTAGTTATTAAATAGTTAAAAGAGGGTGTGTTTTATACATATCCTCTTCTTTTTCTCAAAATTAGCAATTTTTTCAAAAAGTGGAGAAAAATGACCTTCGAGAATCGATTTTAAGCCTTTTTAAAAATTAAGGAATATAACTTGTTGTTAAAAGGGTCAAAATGGCGCTATAACCATCCTCGTACGTATACGGCGATTTGACCATTTTTAGGGGTATTTTTAGCCCTATTTTGACTATTTTCGCATTAAAAACACATAATATTATAGAAAAGGAGTGATTATTATGAAAAAAGAAATCAAATTAGAAAATGTTTTATTTATAGGAGTGATTGTTGTGATCATTTATGTATTAACAATATGCATGTTTATGAATAGAATAAATGGATATGAAGAAAAATTAGAAAAAAGCGGTAATGATTATGAGAAAGTAGTTACTGAAAATAATGATTTAAAAGATCATATTGATGATTTAAATTCTAATATTTATAATCTATTTAATAAACAACCATACAAGTTAACAATTGAACATGACGATTCAAGAATAACATATAAACAAGACAAATTTGGATTATTCGATTCATATTACAGTATCACTACAAAAAGTAGTATAATAGGAGAGTAACATACTCTTCTATTTTTCGCGACAACAACGACTCCTATAATGGAAAGGAGAATTTATACAAATGATATTTTATGCATTATTAATTATTTATAGTATTTTGATTATTTCGTATATGTATTGCAAAAAGAAAGCCGATAGAGAAAAGGCAGAACGAAATTTACAAGAATCTTATGAAAATTTAAAAGATGCTTGGCACAAATTTTTAGGGCTATTTTGATAGCCTTATTATTTTCGCGATGAAAACATAGTATATAATGGAAAGAAAAAACTAAGGAGGTATATTATTATGTTTTTAAAAATAGGAGTTGTATTAATAATTATTTTATTAATTAGGATTATTGCAAATCAGCAAGAATTAGATTTTCATCTAGTAGAATCAAAAAGAGTTGATTTTGATAGCAATGAAATGATACATTTTAGAGGAATAATAAATAGGGTGATTGCAATTTTTGATAGAATAATATCTGAAATTAAATATAATTTTGAACATAGTAAAATATTAAAAAGAGAGTCTAAATAACAGGCTCTTTAAATTTTCGCGTTAATAACATAGTATATAATGGAAGGAGTGATATTAATGAAAAAATACATCGTAGGTAAAATCGTTGAAAAAGATGGTGAAAAAACTTTAGATGGAGTTACCATGAGTAAAAAATGGGGTGTACTAGGAACAGGAGTATTCTTAGTAGGTGCAGTCACAGTTTTTAAGAAAGGTAAAGAAATCGGAAGTAGATTAGCAACAAAATTACATCTTAACGACAAAATCGAGAAAATTAAAGCAAAAATTAATATCTAGGGATTTGTTATAATCCCTTTTATTTTTCGCTTTAAAAACATAGTATATAATGAAAGGAGTGATATTACATGGATAAAAATCAATTAGATGAAACTTTTGGAGGAATCGTAAACGACAAATTCGATGCTGTTGTTGGAAAGATAGTTGAAAAAGATGGAAAATATGTATTTGAAGGAGTATCTTTAAATAAGAGAGGACAGGTTGTAGGTTCTATTGCATACGTAACAGGTTTATGTACGTTAGTATATTTAGGAGCTAAAGCAGGTGCTACTATAGGAGAAAAGATAGCAGATAAAATTCATCAAAGAAAACTAAGAAAAGCCAAAGCAGAAGCATTCGATGAAGTGGTCGATATTCTTGAAAAACAAAGAGAAGAACTTGAAAAAAAACAATCTAATGGAAAACATTCTAAAGATGAAGAGTCTGAATAACAGGCTCTTTCTATTTTCGCAGTAAAAACATAGCATATAATGGAAAGAAAAAAAAAAAACTAAGGAGGTATTTATTATGAGAATTACGAAAGGACAAGGTAAACATATGAAAAAGAGAGGATTACATATTAGTAACGAAAGTAGATTTTATGCATTACTAGTAGTAATATTAGGAATTGTTTCAGGATTTATATTTAAAGCAATGGGTGAAATAGATATGACTGGACCGATATTTGTAGTATTATTAGGTTTATTAGGGTACATAGGTACTTTTGGAGAAGATAAATAATCTTCTTCTTTTATTTTTAGTTTAAAGGAGGTGAGTCAAAATGGCGGTAAATTTATCACTAGATTGTAAAGAATTTGATGAATACTTAGTAGATACTTATGAAGATTGTATTCATGATTATACTGGTATACATTATATATTTAGATTTCCGAATGCATACGGTGCTTCTGTAGTAAAAGCATTTGGTTGTGCTGGTTATTTAGATGATATGTGGGAATTAGCAGTTATATTATATGAAGAGGAAGATAAAAAATCTCCTGATGAGTACGTATTAGTATATCCATATCCAATTGTTAAACACGAATGTGTACTAGGACCATTAGATGACAACCAAGTTAGAGAAATACTTCAAAAAATTAAAGATTTATAATCGCGAAAAAAACACATACTATAATGGAAAGACATGGTTGTCAAATCATGTTTTCACTCGTAATATAACGTTTGGGTTCTTACGAGTAATCTCTCAATAAAGTCTAAGAAATTAGGCTTTTATTTTTTGAAAAGTAAAAGTTTAAGAAAGGAGGTATATTTATGTCATTTAGTTTACCAGTAACTATAGTATATTGGTTGCTTGGTGTTATAGCAGGAATTTCAATTTCTGTTATTTTTACATACTTCAAGAATAGGCATTCAAAAATAGCAGGGTTAATTGAAGTTGATATCCAAAGTAATTTGTGTAAATTTCAAATAACTAGTGCTGAACTATCAGATTTAAAAACTAAAAAAGCAATGTTTAAAGTAGTACATGGTGTTGATCTTTCGCGAGAAGAACAGATCCTATAATGGAGAGACTTATGTCTACTTAAACTAAGGAGGTATTTTTATGAAAAACAAAATTGAAGAAGCCTTATGGCAAGATTATGAAGATGCAGGTCAAAGAATTAAAGACTTGAGTATCAAAGATGGAGACAACTACAGAGTAGCTTTAGAGGATCGTGATAAGATCAGAAACGAATTAATCAAATTAGAGCAGATGAAGAATGAAAAGGAAAATCAATGTGAACAATTAAAATCTGACTCAAAGAAAGATTTAATCAGAAATGTATTATCAGTGATTACTTTTGGAGTTACTACGGGTTTATCTATATATACGATACACAGGACATTTAAATTCGATGAAACATCTACAGTAACAAGCACATTAGGCAGGAATGCTTTGAATGGAGTGATACCCAAGTTAAAGCGATAATAAGTCCACAAAGAGGAGTGTCCCTTCTCTTTTATTTTTCGCATTAAAAACATAGTATATAATGGAAACGAATAAGAGAAAGGAGAAAAACAATGATATTATTTTTAATATTAAGTTTAATTTTAATTGCATTAATCGCATTAACAATTATAGTATTAGCAGCAGGAGGTACAGCATTTATAGTTATATTTGGTGATGTTATCGTATGCATATTTATATTAGCATGGATAATTAAAAAGATATTTTTCAAAAAGAAAGATAAAGAAGATAAGTAAAGGTTACATAACCTTTGCTTTTTATTTTAGAAAGGAGGTATATTTATGAACAAATTGGAAGTTTTTATGAAAAAACATTCATCAATGTTACTTAGTGTAGCTAGTGGAATTGGTTTAGTTACAACTACAGTATTAGCAATAAAAGCAACACCAAAGGCTCTTGAGTTAATTGAAGAGGAGAAAAAGAAAAGATCTAAAATAGTTACAAAAACTATTTACGCAGATAATCAATCATATTCTAAGACTGAAACTGTATATGAAGATCTAAGTGCTCTCGATATTATTAAAGTAGCTTGGAAACCATATATTCCAACAGGTATTAGTATGTTTTCTACATTAATATGTATATTTGGTAATACTTATTTAAATTATAGAACACAAGCATCATTAATATCTGCATATGCAGTATTAGATAAATCATATAAAGAATATATAGCTAATACTAAGGAATTATATGGAGATGATGCAGATAGAGAAATTAAACAAAAAATAGCTAATTTACATTATGATGATTCAAATTATATCCATAGAGAAGATAAAAAATTATTCTTTGAATTTCAAACTATGAGATATTTTGAGTCCACAATGGAAGATGTACTTAAAGCAGAAAATATGTTAAATCAAGAATTAGCCGCAACAGGTACAGTATCAATGAATGATTTCTTTAGATTTTTGCATCTAGATCCGTTACCTTATGCTAATCATATTGGATGGTGTGATTATGGTGAATATATGGAAATACAATTACAATATGAAAAAATGATATTAGATGATGGGCTAGAGTGTATTCTTATTAATACAGATGCTTTATCATTAGATCTTGATCAATGATATTTCGCAGAATAAACATAGCATATAATGGAAGGAGGTATATTTATGTCAAACAAAAAAGTTATTACTGGTTTAAAGATTGGTGCTTTAATAGCATCATTAGGTTTATCAATATTATCAAAATGGATTGAAACAAAAGAACAAAAGCAAGAAATTGAAAAAGCAGTAGGTAAATATTTGGCTGAGCATGAAGTGCCAAAAATTGAAGGATAAATTAATGGGATCTTATTACAAGGTCCTTTAATTTTTTAAATTTAATAAAGAAAGGAGAAAAATATGAAATATGATTTCAAAGGTTTAGTAAACAAAACAAAATATTTTATAGGAAAACATAGTCCCGAAATACTTACGGGATTAGGCATTACTGGTATGCTTACTTCAACAGTTTTGGCTGTAACAGCAACTCCAAAAGCTCTTAGATTAATAGAAAATAAGAAAAAAGAGTTAAAAACTGATGAATTAACTACTGTAGAAACAGTTAAAGCTGCTTGGAAACCATACATTCCAGCAGTTAGTACTAGTGTTGCATCTATAGCATGTCTTATATGTGCTAGCAGAGTAAACTACAAACGTAATGCTGCTCTTGCAACAGCTTATAGTTTATCAGAAAGAACATTATCTCATTATAGAGAGAAAGTTATTGAGACTATAGGTGAAAAGAAAGAAAAAGCAATACGTGATAAAGTAAATCAAGAAGAAGTTGAGAAAAATAAATTACAAAGTTCTCAAGTTATAATTGCAGCTGGTGGTGATACATTATGTATGGATTCCATGTCAGGAAGATATTTCAAATCTGATATGGAAAGTATCAAACAAGCAGTCAATAAATTAAACAGAAGACTTACTTACGAAAATTATATTTCATTAAATGAATTTTATGGCGAGATAGGTCTTAATGATGTTAAGAATGGTGAACTATTAGGATGGAATATTGATTCAGGATTAATAGAACCAACATTTAGTACGTGTCTAACAGAAGATGGTAGACCATGTATAGTTTTAGATTTTATGGTAGAACCAAGATACGATTATGATAAATTATTATAATATTCGCGGTGAAAACATACCATATAATGGAAAGAAAAACCAATAAATTATTTTTAGGAAAGGAGACATGTGTTATGTCAAAAGTTAATGAAGAAGTTCAAAACGAAAATGTTAAAGAGGAGGTTGTTGAAACTACAGAAACTCAAAAAGTAGCAGTAGTTGAAAAGAAGAAATTTAATCTTGGACCTAAAATGAAAAAAGGATTAAAAATAGCAGGGATCGCAGGATTAGGAGTACTTAGTTTCGTATTAGGTGCTAAATGGGGAAGTAGATCAAATGACGAATCAGATGACGTTGAAGATGTTGAATATGAAGTAATTGACGAAGATGTTAATGAATAATTTATATTTATGAAAACGGAGGTACTAAACTAGTACTTTCCTTTTTCTTTTTATTTTATTTTTGATAGGGGGAGAAAAATTAAATGGAGAACGAATACAAACCAAATTCAAATCGTTTTAAAGAATCTCAACGTAAAGAAGATAATAAACAAGAATTAAAACGTATAGAAAAAGTAGTAGCAGGGCCTGTAAAAACAAGAAAAAAGAGTAAGTTTAGTAAATTTACAGAAGAATTTATATCTGAAGACGCAAAAAATGTTAAGTCATACGTTTTTGGAGAAGTTTTGATACCAGCTATAAAGAAAGCAATTTCTGATATTGTAACAGATGGTATTGATATTATTTTATATGGAGAATCAAGAAGAGGAGGTAGAGGACGTTCTACTGCAGATAGAGTATCATATAGAAATTATTATGATAGAGATACTAGAGCATCAAGAGTAATGGATCGTGGTAACACTCCATATAGTGGATATTCTTACGATGATATTATTTTAAGCAATTATGGAGAGGCTGAAGATGTATTATCAAGAATGGATGAATTAATAGAAGCATATGGGTTAGTTAGAGTAGCAGATTTATATGATTTAGTAGGCATAACAGGAAATTATACAGATAATAAATATGGTTGGACTAACATACGTAATGCAGAAATAATAAGAGTTAGAGACGGATATATGATAAAGATGCCAAGAGCTATTCCTATTGATTAGGGGGATAATAAATGAAGTTTTTAAATGAATTTATATTTGACAAAGAGGCAGACGCTAAAAAATTTATTAACGATATGTCTGATTTATATTATAATAAGGGATATTTATCCTATGGTGATGCATGCAAAGCATATTACAATGATGATGTAGATTATAATCATTATGATATTTATAAAAATCATGGTTGGATATATATTTATGCATTTGTTATTGAGCCATACACAATTATAGAATCAGATCATACTGAAAATAAATTTATAGTAAGATTTCCGGAAATTGAAAAAATAAGAAAAGGAGAATAAAGAAAATGAAAAATGAAATATTAAATAAAGTTAGTGAATTAACCAAACATGCTAACTTAAAATTAAAAAAATATAGTCCAGAAATATTAATGGGACTAGGTATTGTTGGTACAGTTGCAAGTACTGTATTAGCATGTAAAGCAACAACGAAAGTTGGTAAAATAATTGAAAATAAGAAAGAGCAAGTAGAACAAGTTCATACATGTCTTGAAGATGCTAAAACTGATACAACTATTGACTATACAGAAGAAGATAGTAAGAAAGATCTTACAATTATATATTCTCAAACTGGTTTAGCAATAGCTAAATTATATGCGCCATCAGTTATATTAGGTATATTATCTTTAGGAACAATAATAACAAGTCATAACATTATGAGAAAAAGAAACGTAGCTTTAGCAGCAGCTTATGCAGCAGTTGATACTGGATTTAAGAAATATAGAAAGAATGTTGTTGAAAGATTCGGTGAAAACGTTGATAAAGAATTAAGATATGGTATTAAAGCTAAAGAAATTGAAACAACATATACAGACAAAAATGGTAAAGAAAAAACTAAAAAAGAAACAGTATTAGAAGTAGATAATCCAACTCAAGGTATTAGTGAATATGCTAGATTCTTTGATGAGTGGACAAGTTGCGATCATAGAAAAGATCCAGAATATAATTTGATGTTTTTAAGAAGACAACAAGATTATGCAAACGAGGTATTAAAATCTAGAGGACATTTATTCTTAAATGAAGTTTATGATATGTTAGGTATTCCTAGAACAAAAGCCGGACAAGTTGTTGGATGGATATATAATGAAGATAATCCAAATGGTGATAACTATGTTGACTTTGGTATTTATGATTTATCTAATTTATCAGATAGTCAAAAAGAAAGAAAAATTGCATTTGTAAACGGACAGGAATATAGTATATTATTAGATTTTAATGTAGATGGACCAATATACGATTTAATTTGAGGAGGATTGAATAGCGTACTATCTGGTGATTATTTTTATGATAGTTTAAACTATTCATATGATATTTTAATAAATGGAGGTAATAAAAAATGAATAAAGCTATAATATTTGGATTAGGTGTAGCCGCTGGTTCTGTAGGAACATATTTTGCTGTAAAAAAAGCAATAGAAGCACGCACTGATAAAGAAATTGAATCTGTAGTAGAAACTTTCAAAGAAAGATTTGATAAAATGGAATCTATACTTACAGATGAACAAAGAGAGGAATTAGGTATATATTCTCCTTCAAAGGAGATATTGAAGGATGAACCTATTGAAATAAATCATCCAAAACCAATAGAAGAAAGAAATGAAATACAAAATAATTATGAACAAGAAATGAGAAAATTAGGATATTCAACCGGAGTAGATTTATCCGAGGGAACAGATAATCATGCTGAAAGTATAACCCAGATAGGATCAGCTCCATATGTTATCACAGAAGATGAATTTGGAGAATTCGGAAATGATGAAGAGACTTTGATATTTTATGCAGACGGTGTATTAGCAACAGAAGACGATGATCCAATTGATGATATTGAAGAATTAATTGGAAATTGCCTGAACGAACTTGGTGAATATGATGAAAGATTATATGTTAGAAATCAAGAAAGAGAAATAGATTATATAATATTAAGGTCTGAAAAATTATGGGTTGATATTGCTCCTGAGGTGGATGAATAATGACATATAGAGACCAAATAGAAAATGAATATTTCGAATGGTTATACAATTATGCATGTAAGGGTAAAATTAGTGAAAGAATATCTTATAGAAAATTGTTTATGTTATTACACGATATAGATTTTGACTTCTATATTCGAGAAGATGTTAATAGAGCAGTAGATGGTATTGATCTAAGAAATAGATTTGCAACGATTAAAGGCGATCCTAAAATTTATGATATTTTAGATGATCCATGTAGTGTTTTAGAAATGATATTAGCTTTAGCTATTCGTTGTGAAGAAACTATTATGGATAATCCAGATTATGGAGATAGAACAGGACAATGGTTTTGGGGAATGTTATCTAATTTAGGTTTAGCTCGTATGACAGATGATGTATTTAATGAAAAAATAGCTGTGGCTCGAATATATGATTTCATGGAAAGGAGATACGAACCAGATGGCAGAGGGGGTCTATTTTATATTCGTAATTGTCCTGAAGACTTACGAAATGTAGAAATATGGACTCAGTTATGTTGGTATTTAGATAACTTTAATTAGAAAGGAGGATAATATGTGTATGCTAGAAGTAATTTTAGAAGGTATACTTACAAATCATAATGATATAAAAGCTTTAACAAAAAATGTAAATGCAACGACTAATCTATTATGTATAGGATATTTAGCAACAAATATTTATATTTATAAAAAGATAAAGAAACAAAATACACAAATAAGTGAACTTAAAAAGGAACTTGAAGAGATAAAAGCGAAAGGAGAATAGGATATGGTCGACTTTTTAATAATTTCAACAAAACAAACTAAAAATGGTGTTGAGATATTTCCTAAGTTTCGATTATATCCTAAATCTCAAGATTTAATGATAAGAGGTGGCGATTTTTATGCAATTTGGAGAGAAGATATTGGTTTATGGTCTACTAACGAAGATGATGCATTAGCTATTATAGATTCTGAATTAAGTAAGGCTGCAGACGAATACGAACAAAAACATCCAGATGCTAGAGTCGTTCCTTTATATACTTGGGATTCTTCTTCAGGTTCGATAGATGCTTGGCATAAGTATTGTCAGAAACAGAAGCGAGATTCATTCGAAATGTTAGACGAAACATTAGTATTTTCAAATAGTGAAACCAATAAAAAAGATTATGCAAGTAAAAAGTTATCTTATCCTCTTGAGAGCGGTAGTATAACCGCATATGATAAATTAATATCTACTCTATACGATGAGGAGAATAGACATAAAATTGAATGGGCCATAGGCTCAATAGTAACAGGAGATTCAAAATATATTCAAAAGTTCATGGTATTTTATGGTTCTGCAGGTACAGGTAAATCTACCGTATTAAATATTATTCAAGAATTATTTGATGGATATTATTCTGTATTTGATGCAAGAGCATTAGGATCATCAAGTAACTCTTTTGCTCTTGAACCATTTAAGACGAACCCATTAGTAGCGATACAACACGATGGTGATTTGTCAAAAATTGAAGATAATACTAGATTAAATAGTTTAGTATCCCATGAACTTATGACTGTTAATGAGAAATTTAAATCAACATATTCAAATAGATTTAAATGTTTCTTATTTATGGGTACAAACAAACCAGTAAAAATAACGGATGCTAAATCAGGTTTAATAAGAAGACTTATTGATGTAAGTCCAACTGGTAATAAGGTACCACAATCAGAATATAGAAGACTTGTAAAACAAATTTCATTTGAATTAGGTCCTATCGCATGGCATTGTAAAGAAGTATATTTAGAAGACCCAGACTATTATAATGATTATATTCCAGTATCAATGATGGGTGCATCTAATGACTTTTATAATTTTGTATTTGATTCTTATCATATATTTAAAAAGGAAGATGGTGTTACATTAAAGCAAGCATGGGAAATGTATAAAAATTATTGTGATGACACCAAAGTACCATATCCGGTTCCTCAAAGAATATTTAAAGAAGAATTGAAGAATTATTTTAATGAATATAATGATAGGCTTAATTTAGATGATGGTACACGAGCTAGAAGTTATTATAGTGGATTTAAAACTTCTATATTTGAAAGTAATAGTGAAAAACCTAGCAAGGAAAAAACAGACAATTATATTATAGATTTTAAAAAACAAGAATCTATATTTGATAAAGAGTGTGCTGATTGTTTAGCACAATATGCATCTTCTAAAGAAACCCCAAGTAAAAAATGGGATAATGTCAAAACAACATTAAGAGATATTAATACATCAAGAATACATTACGTAAAAATACCTGAAAATCATATTGTTATTGATTTTGATATTAAGGATGAGACTGGTAAAAAATCTTTTGAAAAGAATTTGGAAGCGGCTAGTAAATGGCCAGCTACTTACGCAGAATTATCTAAATCAGGATCAGGTATACATTTACATTATATTTATAACGGTGATGTTACTAAATTAAGTAGAGTGTATGCAGATAGTATAGAAATAAAGGTATTTAGTGGAAAAAGTTCACTTCGAAGGAAATTAACGAAGTGTAACGACTTACCTATAAAAACAATTAGTTCCGGTTTACCAATTAGAAAGGAGAAAAGTATGGTAAGCGATAATGTAATAAAAAGTGAAATAGGCATTAGAAAAATGATACAAAGAAATATGGAGAAAGAATTTCATCCAGGAACAAAACCTAGTATCGATTTTATATATAAGATATTAGAAGATGCTTATGAAAGAGGGGTTAAGTACGATGTATCAGATATGAAAAATGATATTTATGCTTTTGCTATGAATAGCACAAATCAATCTGAATATTGTATTAAATTAGTTAGTCAAATGCACTTTAAATCAGATGATCCATCTGAAGCAGTCGATAGTAAAAATGCACAAATTATATTTTATGATATTGAAGTATTTCCTAATTTATTATTAGTGAATTGGAAACTTAAAGGACCTGAAAACAAAATCGTTAGAATGATAAATCCAAGTCCTAGTGATATTGAAGAATTACTTAAATATAGATTAGTAGGATTTAACTGTAGACGTTATGATAACCATTTAATATATGCAAGATTAATGGGATATAATAATGAACAAATTTATAATTTATCTCAACGAATAATTAAAGGAGAGAGAAATGCATTCTTTGGTGAAGCATATAATTTGTCATATACTGATATTTATGATTTTGCATCTGCTGGTAATAAAAAATCTTTAAAGAAATTAGAGATTGAAATGGGTATACATCATAAAGAATTAGGACTTCCATGGGATCAACCAGTACCAGAAGAAAAATGGATTGAAGTTGCAGAATATTGTGATAATGATGTTATTGCAACAGAAGCGGCATGGAATTATTTATCTGCAGATTGGTTGGCAAGACAAATTCTAGCTGATTTGGCAGGTATGACAGTTAATGATACTACAAATACTTTGACTACAAAAATTATATTTGGTAATGAAAGAAAACCACAATCTAAATTCTTTTATCGTAATTTAGCAGAACCCGTCAAAGAATTACCAGATGATATTTTGAAATTCCTAAAGAGTGCTTGTCCAGATATGATGAAACAAAAACATGGTGAAGCAAAGAGTCTACTTCCATATTTTCCAGGATATAAGTACGAAAATGGAGTATCAACTTATAGAGGAGAAGAAGTAGGTGAAGGGGGATATGTATATGCTGAACCAGGTATACATTGTAATGTTGCTTTATTGGATATTGCAAGTATGCATCCTCATAGTGATATTGCTGAATGTTTATTTGGGCCAGAGTATACTGAAAGATTTAGAGATATTGTCGAAGGTAGAGTAAATATTAAACATGAAAATTGGGATGCAGTAGATAAAATGCTAGATGGTAAATTAACACCATATGTTCAAAAGGTAAAAGATGGAGAGTTAACATCTAAAGATTTAGCTAATGCATTAAAGACAGCTATAAATTCTGTTTATGGTTTAACAGCTGCAAACTTCGATAATCCATTTAGAGATATTCGTAATAAAGATAATATAGTAGCAAAACGTGGAGCTTTGTTCATGATAGATTTAAAACACGAGGTACAAAAAAGAGGATTTACTGTTGCACATATTAAAACAGATTCAATAAAAATACCAAATGCTACTAAAGAAATTATAGACTTTGTTATGGATTTCGGTAAAAAATATGGATATACTTTTGAACATGAGGCTACATACGATAGAATGTGTTTAGTTAATGATGCAGTTTATATTTGTAAGTATAAAGATGGTAAGAAAGCAGGTAAGTGGGATGCAACTGGTACGCAATTTCAAATTCCTTATGTATTTAAAACATTGTTCAGTAAAGAACCTATCAAATTTGATGATATGTGTGAAACAAAATCTGTAACTTCTTTTTTATATTTAGATATGAATGAAAATTTACCAGATGTAACTGAGTATGAAAAAGAGTTAACTAAACTAGAACAACAATTTAAGAAAGAACAAATATCTGAAGCTGAGTTCAACACATTAAGTGAACAACTTATGCGTCGTATTGACGAAGGACATGATTATCAATTTGTTGGTAGAGTTGGTAATTTCTGTCCTATATTACCTGGACATGGTGGAGGATTATTGGTTCGAGAAAAAGATGGTAAATATTATTCTGCTACAGGCGCTAAAGGTTATAGATGGTTAGAATCAGAAATAGTTAGGGGTACTAACGAAGAATATATTGATAAATCATATTATAATAAATTAGTAGATGAAGCAGTAGCTACCATCGAACAATATGGAGATTTTGAAATGTTTGTTTCAGATGATCCATATTCCTAAAGTAGAAAAGACTGTCATGGGTGGGTATGAAAAATATCCTCCATGCGGTGACCCACATTATGAAACATGTTGGGATTGTCCAAAATTTGATATGGACGAATGCAAATTAGGATATAACTTATCTAAATATATTATTCATAATAAAAATTGAAAGGAGAAATTAAAATGAATATTAGTTTTGAAAGAGGTATTTTACAAATTGAGGATGCAAGGATTATTTATAGAAATTTTGCTGGTATAGGAAGTAAATATAATAGAGAAGGAGATAGAAATTTTGCAGTTATAATTCCAAATCAAGAAATTGCAGACGAATTAATAGCTGATGGATGGGCTGTTAAAATTAAACCGCCAAGAGATGAAGATGAATCACCATTTATGTATTTACCAGTTAAAGTAAAATTTAATAACAGAGGACCTGCTGCATATGTTAAGTCAGGAAATTCAGTACAAAGATTAAATAAAGACACAATCGGTATGTTAGATGAGATTGATATTCAATCTGTTGATATGGATATTAGAGGATACGATTGGGAAGTTAATGATAAGACAGGTAGAAGTGCATATTTACAAGCTATTAATGTTATTCAAAATATTGATAGATTCGGTGCTCAATACCAAGCACAAGAATTACCATTTTAGGATGTGATATTTATGAAAGAAGCAAGATATTTAAAAGAAACTTATATTGATGAGTATCACACTTTAACACAATCTATACTAATTGATTTAGTATTAGATAAAGAAAGTAATGGAAATCACAGTAGGAGTTTACGTCTTACTGTGAATCCAAATTTATATTTATATAAAACTGAATATTTAGATATTAATATGGAGGTAATTGAAAAATGATAATGATATTTTAATGACAGCTAATCAAAAATTAACTGATTGGGTAA